AGCATACCGGAGCAATTCGGCGATTCATTCGACTTTTGTGTGCTTTTTCGTGTCTATTTTACCGGGAAGGGGGCAGTTATGGAATGAATATATTCCACGCTGAACCCGTCTGCTGTATCATCGTCTATTCCTTTGGTCGCTGCGCCGCTGTTTGCGTACAGATTCTTATATGCGATAAAATAAATATCCTCTCGCAACAAATATCTGTACAAGCGTGTAAATACTTCGTCGGGATGTTTTAGGGAATTTTCGTTGATTCTCGCCAAAATCTCTATTGTTGAATTCATATGAGGCTTTCCTCTCTAATCAAGTTTTGATTTTGGTACACACAAACTGTCTCCCTTCGCCATGTAGACGGCGTTACCGTCCTCGGACTACTATGGAGACTCCGTTACCCTGTCGGATATTCAGTGTCATCTTTCTTGCGTTTCACGGCTTGAAATTTATCACCTTTCGGTATTACACATAGACTTTTCAGTCATTCCGATTTAGGTAATCCTCAGTTAGCGTTGTTAATAGGTGTTGTGGATTGTCGGATATGCTTTCGTTTCGTTTGCACAAGTTCTCTTGCACGTGGCTTGAAGTATCTGACAACACAATAATCGGTAACTTACATTATTGTTCTTCAAGCGAGAAGTTTCAGGCACTTTCTTCTCTCCACCCGGGAACGGACACTGGAAACTCACATTCACCAAACCCAGATTTATCCTCATATCCACTTGCCATTGCGGTTCAGTCGTGCCCGAATGCCTTTAGGCAACTTACCGCTTTCCTGCCGTGCTATGTTCCCGTATCAGCTTTCGCCTTTCGGTTAGGCAGGTTGGCTGCTGCGTTATCTTACAGCGTAGTACCTTAAGCTACTTTTAACAACGCCCTATCTGAGCGCACATTGCCGCCTGGACTATTCAGCCAAAGTGTAATGTCACCCTCCTCGGCATACAGTTCATCGCGGAAAGATTGCGGCGTAATTTCATCACCCCAGAAGCTCTCCGAGTCGATAGGACCTTCGAGACGAAGAACTCTGCCGCCGCTGTCATCGTGGATCCAATTCCAGAACTTTTCCATTTACATACCCCCATTCTTGTATTTCTTCCTGCGCTTTTTTCGCAGGAATCTGTCATCGGTTTCTTCGCCCGGATTCTCGTCCGGCTCATCCTGTTCCTCGGTATCCGGCTGTTCCTGCGGCTGATTCAGAGCATATGCCGCACCTGCATCCTCCAGCTTGTTATACGAGCCGTTCAGGTAGTAGTCGTTGCCGCCCTGATCTTCGGGAATGAGATCCATATTTTCCAGACGGCGCACATCGTTGGGCGACATAAAGCCGTTGCCGACACCGATAGCGTAGGCGTTCATTCGGCTCTGGTAGTCGCCGCGCATCAGACCGTCCACATTGAACTTCGGGAAATATACATTCTGTTCTTCCTCCAGAAGAAGGTCTTTCATGATGCCCTTTTCGATACGGATGATCCACGGCATGAGAGAATACTGCACAAATGCAATACCCTGATGCTCGATGTTATTGAAGGTACTGCGTTTGAGGTCTTGTACCAGATGCGGCGGAACCTGAAACATCCGGCAGATTTCCTCCACATCGAATTCTCTTGTGGACAGAAACTGCGAATCCTCCGGCGGCAGGGAGATTGGCTTATACTGCATACCTTCTTCGAGGACTGCGATGCGGTGTGCGTTCCGTGCGCCGCCGTATGCCTTTGTCCAGTTGTCGCGGATCTTCTGCGGATCCTTCAGTACGCCCGGATGCTCCAACACACCGGCAGGCTGCGCTCCGTTTTTGAAGAAGGCGCTGCCGTATCGCTCTACTGCCATGACCGCACCGAGTGCATTTTTCATCATCGCTATCGGTGAGAAACCGACCAGTCCATTGAATCCCAGACCGGGGATGTGTAAGATTTCATCCCTGCGGAAGATAATATCCTTGTCATGCTCACCGGGCTTTTCGTCGGTGTAGGCGTGGTAAGTGTAGATCAGGTCGCCGGATTTCGGATCACGGTCGATCTCGACATTTTCGGGAAGCAGGGGATAGAGACCGAGGATGCCGTTTTTGCCGTCCCGGACAATCTGTGCATAGGCGTTGCCCCATAGTAAAAGGTGGCACATCAGTGCTTCCCAGAACGAGAATGAACTCATTTCGGGATTCGGCTGCCGATAGAGTATTTTGTACAGCGGATGGTCAATGGCTAATTCCTTATCCTCGCCCTGTCCGGTGTATCTGTAAAGGTGCAGCGGCAGTCCAGCAATCGTATTGGAGAGCAGCCTCACGCAGGCGTATACGGTAACGATCTGCATTGCCGTGCGCTCATCGACACGTTCACCGCTGTGCGTCATGCCGAATACGAACAGATTTCCAGAATCACGGACATTGTCCTGAATATCAGGCAGCATCGGCGCATCTCTCGGCTTGCTGATGCCGAGCCAGCTTAAAAAGCTCATAAACATTACCTCCTGTCAGATGACCACAAGATCGTGGCCGGGTTCGTCATAGACACTGCCCTGCATTTCGTGGCGGATGCAGCGGTCAAGTGCCATGATCCATGCCACGATACCGTCAATCTTTTCTGTACTTTTCTTTTTACTTGGTTTGATGTTCTCCGCTGCATCAATTTCAGCGACCACATTTCCTGCCATCCAGCGGAGTACAGGGTTGCCGCCGTGGATAAACTGCCCTTCGAGTATGAGCTTGTACAGTTCCTTCATCGGCGGGGACATATCCTTGAAGCCCATGCCCATCGGAACAACGGTAAATCCGTCTCCCTCAAGGTCTGTGATAAGCTGTGTGGCATTCCAGCGGTCGGCAGCAATTTCCTTGATGTTGTACATCGTGTGCAGCTCGTTGATCGTTTTCCGCACGAAATTGTAATCGACCACATTGCCCTCGGTGATATGAAATAATCCCATGCGCTCCCATACATCGTAGGGAACATGGTCTCGCCGTACTCGCAAATCGAGCGTTTCTCTCGGCAGCCAGAAGTGCGGGACAACGATGTATTTCTCGCCGTCATGCAGCGGAGGGAACACCAGCACAAATGCCGTGATATCCGATGTGCTGGACAGGTCAAGTCCCGCATAGCACTCCCGTCCTCGGAGCTTTTCAAGGTCGATTGGAAGATTACCCCTGTCGTAGATATGCTCCGGAATCCATGCCACCGCACTGCCTACCCACTGATCCAGACGAAGCTGACGGAATACGTTTTCTTCAGCGGGATTTGTAAGGGCTTCTCGGTGAGCGTCACGCACTCGGTCGATGGTAATGGTGTGTCCAAGCGAAGGATTCGCCTTGTACCAAGACTCCTCGGCATTCCAGTCGTCGCCATCATCAAGTCCGTAGATCACCGGATAAAAGGACGGATCAATGCGTCTGCCCTCCAGAATATCTTTTGCTTTGGTGTGATATTCGTAGCAGATGCTGTTGCGGTCGGTACCGGCGGTTGTGATCAGGAAGTACAGCGGCTGCGTTCTTGCATCGCCGGAGCCCTTCGTAAGAACATCCACAAGGCTTCGATTCGGCTGGGCATGAAGCTCATCAAGCACCAAACCGGAAACATTCAGACCGTGTTTTGTACCGACCTCCGCTGAAAGCACCTGATAAAAGCCGACATTGCTGTAATTGACCAGACGCTTTGTAGCCGCCATGATCTTGGAGCGTTTCAGAAGTGCCGGTGTCATCTCAACCATTCTTTTGGCGACATCGAATACAATGGATGCCTGCCCACGATCAGCAGCAGCGCCGTAGACCTCAGCAGACGGCTCGTTGTCGGCGTAGAGCAGATACAGTGCAATTGCCGCTGCAAGCTCACTGTTGTGCGTAGGCACAAATGACGGTCCTGCGAGATATTGGTGACTCGGACTGTCCACCTGAATACACTGCATTTTTACAGGATGATTTACAGGTTGAATATCCAGCAGATAATGAAAACAGGAGCGAGTTTCCTTTAACCGCGCCTGTGTGCGTGTATTTTTGCGTTTAAGCCTTGATGTCGGTTGGTCATCAAAGGTTGTAAAACGGACGATATACAAAATCTCGCCGGTCGGCCACCCATGCCGTGTAGAAGGCTCACATTTCACTGCATTTTTGATGCCGAGTGACCACAGCAGTTCTCTGACGGAAAGCGCCAGCTCTCGCAGCGTTGTGACATACACGCTTTGTCCTTTGCGTTCACCGATACAGCCGTCCGAATCCATCAGCCCTTGCAGCAATGCCCACCGCTGCTCTGCGGATGCCCTCAGATATTCCGGTCGGATTCTCTTTTCACGGAAGCTGTCGAGTAGGACTGCTTTCAGTTCATTGTACTTTATGATCTCACTGCCGCCGCATTTCTGCGGATAACGATTGTGTACCTTATACGGAATATAAGAGATGATGTCATCGACATCCTCCGTTCGGACTGTGATTTCCGGTTTGACTGCGTTTCCGTTTCCAAGCCAATAGCCGTACAGATACGGCTCAATCGGTAAATCTGCCGTTTTTGTCTGAAGGACACCGCACACCGGAATTCGGATAAGGGAATCCCGCTTTGTCTGTGGTCTGTCGGAAAAACGCTGTCTGTATTCCGTTGTCCTGCGATAGATCTCGCCGGTCGTCCAGAGAACATCCTTGCGTTTGCCGTAAATATACTGACAGTTCCACAGATGCCTTTCCCCGGCAATGATCGAGGTGCCGTCCTTGAAGGTCAGCTTGTAGGCTTGTTCTGTATCATCCACAGGACTTTTCGCAACCACATGGCACGGAATGCCGTTTTCATCGAATACTGTATCTCCGACCTTCAGATCTCCCATATTGGTGAATCCCTGCGGAGTCGGGATCGGTGTATCCAGTGCAAGCTGCTTCCCATTTTTCTTTGGAATTTCGACATAAGCTGTGCGGAATTGGCGGGTATCATCCTCTTTGACGATGCCGAAAATATCCCGGATGATCTGTTCCTGCCACGGCAGCAACCAGAACGGCTTTCCTGCCCAGCGTCCTTTGGTATGGCAGAGATTCTCGATGAACCGCACAGCTCGGTCAGCCTTTGCCGCATCGTAGTGCGATTCCGGCAGCATAAAGCGTGTCGGTTTATAATCCTTCAGTTTCGGATAGTTGGCAGGTCTTTCTCTTGCCTTTGCCGTTCTCGCCATCAGTTTCCTCCGAGCAATGCGTCCATATCGTCAACGGCAGCGTCCTTCATATCCGCACCTGCGGTGATCCTGCTTCTTGCGGCAGGAGTCAGACCGAACTGCTCTGCGATCTTGTTCATGATCTTCAGATAGGTTTGCGCGATGGATACCTGCGGAACCTGCTGCCAGTAACCTGATTTTGTTTTCACGATCGTGCCGTGCTGTGTCATGAATTCCTCGGCTTCCTTCCATCTGGCATATGCCTGACAATAGGATGCGAACGCCGCCTGATCGACTTCGGTCAGCACACCGATCTGTTCCAATTGCTTTGAAAGCCTGCGCCATTCCTTTTTCGCTTCGGGCTCCAACCATTTCGGACAGGTCGGCGCTTTGCGTTCCGGCTTTGGCTCATCTGCATTCAGCGGTCGCTTGCCCGGATTGCCTTCCAGTTCCTTGATTGCTGTCGGCGTCGGTTTTCTGCCTCTCTGAGCCATCCGCATCACTCCTTTTCTCAAAAAATCTGCATAAAGAAAAGGCCTGCGTGCTGCAAGCCTCTCCTATGTATATCCACCTTGAATTTATATGTGTGTCCGTCTTGGTTTGGATGGGCGGCTTAATGCTACCGCCCACCGACCGTTCTATTTACTTGTACTCGTACATCAGGATCGCAAGGGCAATCTCCGCAGCCTCGTTCTGCTCGGGTACATCCTCGCCTCTGTCGTAGTTGTAGATGACCTTGCCATTCTCCTTGAGTGTCAGTTTACTGATTCTGCCCTCGTTGATGCCGTACTGGCTGCCCTCGTCGTAGACCTTTGCCCAGTAGTGAACCACCGTCTTGCCTTCCTTGGTCGGTGCCAGAATCGTGCCTTCGTGCCACATAGTGTTTACCTCGTTCTTTCGTAGTTTTCGGCTCGGTTTCCCGTTCCGTTGTACACACTATAACTCTTTTCGGCAGATATATCAAGCGGCTAAACTACCAGAATGTGCAAGGCGATTTTTTGTCGGTTATTGTACATATTATGCCTTGCCGCAGGAGGCACACAAATGCGCCGTGTAAGGCGGCTTTTCGCAGGGGCAAGCTGTACGCATCTCCCCGGCACCGCCCCACACGAGGCAACGTGGTGCGTGTGTCGTCGCTATCCGCCGTACTCTTCCAAGTATGCGTTCACGCAGTCGCCGTAGCCGAGCTGTTCAAGCTCCTTCGGTTCAAAGACATCCAGCAGCGTTTCCATCACTTCTCGCTCCGTCCATGTTCCCGTGGCCGACAGGTTTGCGATGACTGCGGTCAGCACACAAACGCGCCGTGTGAGGCGGCTTTCCGCAGGGGTAAGCTTATCGCAGGAAAACCGCACAAAGGACAACGTGGGGCAAGTCAGCCCCGCAGGGCTGAACCTATCAGTCCTCGGTCGGCGGAAGCCATGCTCCTTTTTCCTCATCGAAAAGGTAGTAATACGGAATGCCCCAGTCATCGCTCATCAGGGAAACAACGCTCTTGTGGGTGACCGCAGGCTGCATCGGCTCTTTGCGGTCGCGGTGGTAAGCAACCGTCACACCATCGGCAGGCTTTTCAAAGCTGTGCGGCTCATCCGCATCGGGAGCAAGGCGCTCGCCGAGGATGCTGATGTCTCCAAGGGCAAGCAGTGCCTTGACCTTCTCGGCGGTGTTATAATGCTCGGTGAGGATGGGCATCTGGTGTTCGGGGTAGCCGTCCCAATGGCAGTAGATTGTCTCCGTGGCGCCGTCCTGATGCAGGATTCCGACTCTTGAATTCGTACTCATGTTCGTAAACCTCCATGTTTTTTTCTGCGGTAAGCCCTCCCCGCAGGAAGGGCTCCGCTGTTTTGCTTATGCTCTCTTCACATCGACCAGCCACTCTGCTTCCTTGTGGGCGATGCCCGTAGCCTTCTCGGTAATGCTGCTGTCCTCATCGATGTAATGCAGTCCCTTGCCGACCTTAACGAATCTCACATTCTCGTAGCCCTCGATGATGGTGCGGTAAACGTAACCGCTGCGGCTCTCGCCATCATAGCTCTTGCCGTCCCAACCGTTGAAGGTAAAGGTGACACGCTCTGCAGTCTTGCAGAAGAGGCTCTCGAAGTCCTCGCGGGTGATCGCCGTGTTGGCATCAATCAGGTTCAGGCTCTTTCTCAGTGTGTAGGGGTTCATGGTGTTATCCTCCGTTTCGTTTTTCGGTAGGCGTTCTGCCCTTCCGTTGTGTCACATATTACCATGATCCTGCTGATAAGTCCACGCCTATGTGCAAAATAAAACGTAGAAGAATCGCCGATCTCAGCCTTTCGTATTGTAGGATTTACACATGAGGAAAAGGGGGAGGGGGAGCAGAGCCGAAGCCCTGCTCCTGTCGATATCAGTTCACCTTGAAAAGGATGCCCTGTGCCGTTTCGTATTCTTCCTCGCCCCAGCGCAGGCTCTTCTTGGTGATGGTGTGCGTTCCGACCATCGTGCAGCCTTCTGCAATAAATCCGTAGATGTTCTCCATCAGCGCCGTGCTCTGATTGGTGATCGTGAACTCGGTGATGCCTAGCTTGCGGAGCGTTTCGATGAAATCGTGGAATTCCTTGTCCCAGCAGTAATCGCTCATCTCGAACTCGTCACCGTCGTTCTCGCGGCGCATCTTGTACACCCAGTAGGCTTTCATCTCACCGCCGCTGTAGGGGTAAGGACCTGCCGCCTTCTCCTCAGCGTACCAAGCGTCCATCTCCGGGCTGTCGTAGCCGTGGGCTTCGGCAATCTGAGCCTTGCGCTCGGCGCGCTCCTTTTTGGCGCGTTCATAGGCGGCGCACTGGAAGGTCATCTCCTCAAAGTAGCTGTCGTTCATGTTCGTATCCTCCATGTTATGAATTCCGGTGGGCTGTCTGCCCCTGCCGTTGTGTAGCATATTACCATGATCCCGGCGATATGTCCACGCCTATGTGCAAAATAAATCGTAGAAGAATCGCCGTTTTCAGCAAGCTGAACAGGTACATATACACAAGCCCACAGTTTGCGCCAGAACGCGCCGTGTCACGCCCAGAAAGTGGGGGATAAGTTATCCCTGAGAATGCGGAAAGGGGCTGTAATGCCCCTTTATGTCGCCTTATTCGTCGTTGTACTTCTCGTGGATGATGCCGAGGATCTTGTCCTGTTCCTCGATGCTGATGCCCATGCTTTCGAGTGCCTCCCTCGTGCCGCAGTCCGGGCAGATGATCGTGTCGTTGTCGTAGCGGGATAGGGCAGGGCGCTCGGTGTAGGTGCGTCCGCATTTCGGACATGTACGCTTTTCAAAAACTTGTTCTTTCATTTTCAGTCCTCCTTTGTGCTTCTCATGTATGCCCTGTCAAGGTACTTCAAATCAAATCCGAAGTTGCGGTAGCCTTCCTCGCAGGTGCGGATGTAGGTCATTGACGGGATCGCAATCTCACGCTCCTCGTGCATGATGTAGACAAATGCCGTGACCTTTTTGGTCTTGCCGTTTGCCAGCCTGATTGGCAGGCGGACTTCCTTCTTGTAGTAGAAGTTCGGGTAGCCCTCGTAGATGTCGAGGTGCTTCTCATCGTCGGCTGTCACTTCCCACACGGCGACCGGAACAAGCCCGCCGTCCTTCGGCTCGATGGTGAGGTACGCTCCCGTCTTGCTGCCCTTGAAGAGCAGTTCGTAGTCAGGAATCGCGGAAATGCCGATGGGCTTTGCGCCTGGGCAGCGGAATCGCATCTGGCGGATGTTGAGGTTGCTGCCGTAGGCTATGTAGTATTTTTTCTTGTTCATGCTATGTTCTCCTTTGCGTTTTTTCCTTGCGGTAGTGCTATGTTAACTCATTTCGGCGGCATTATCAAGCGAGTAAATGAACAGATCATCTAGGGCGATTCTGTGCCGTATGTTGTGCATTTTATGCCTTGCCTACATTTGCGCTGTGTGGCGCGGTTGACTGAGATGGGATACCGATTCGGAGGATACCCTTTCCGCCCCACACGGGGCGACGTGGCGGCTGTGTGCGCCGCCGTGCCGTTCCGCTTGTTCTTCCGCCCCGAAGGGCAGGCCTTTAAGATCTGCCGAAGCGGAAGCTGTTGTCGCCCGTAAGGTTCTCAGTGAGGACCTCTCTCGCCGTTGCGAATTCATCCCCGATGAATCCCATTCTCATCAGCCAAGTCCGCATGGCGAACTTTTTGTTTTCCTTCTGCTGTTCCTTGGGGCTGGCGCTCCGCAGGTCCTTTGCCATCTGGCTCATTGCGAGGCAGAGCTGAATGTAGCTCTTGAGCTTGCCTGCGTGGAGCCCGTTCTGCTTGCCGTTGGAAGGCGGTGCGAACTGGAAAAGTCTGAACTCGACCGTGCCTTTGGTGAAGGTAGCGTGGAGGTTGAGCATGTGATAGCGGCTGTCGTTGTAGTGGTGGGTTCTGCCGTATTCGCAGCCCTGTGCGCCGTACCAGATGTCCGCAAGCTGTGCCATCGTGGTGGGCTTTTTGCGGTTGAGCTGTTCAAGGAATCTCGGGTCAACTGTTCTGCAGTAGCGGTGCATTCTGCTCTGGTCTACTCTGATTGCCTCGGCGATCAGGGTTTCGTGGCTTGCCATAAGGTTTGCGAGGTTTCTGAGGCTCTGCGGTGTGTGTCCCTGGGCTCCAATGTGGCAGTGGACTCCACATTCCCGCGTGTAATCACTGCGCGCTCCTGCCTTCCTGAGCTTTCTCACAAGCTCCTGCAGGGTTTCGATGTCTGCGTAGTGCAGGATCGGTGTGACCAGTTCGCACTTTTCGCTGTCGGGGCCTGCGATGCTGACGTCCTTCTGGAATTTCCACTCGCGCCCCTGTGCATCCCATGCGCTCCAAGTGTAGTAGCCGTTGCGGCAGGCCGTGTCCTCGCAGCGGTTCGTGCCGAAGAAGTCGGCGGCGAGCTTTGCGGCAGCCTTGCGGGTGATGTTGTTCATCTCAATCTCCACCCCTATCGACTGCTCCTTCATTCTGCTCTGCTGCTGTGCGGTCTTCTCAGTCATTTTTGTATCCTCCGTTTCGGTAATTCCGTAGGGCTTCGCCCTTCGTTGTGTCACATATTAACTCTTTTAGCGAAATATAGCAAGCCGCTAAAAGTACAGAATTACGCGGAAAATACATTGCTCATATCTGGTGTATGTGTACACTTGATATCCTTGAAATTCTATGGTATACTCGGATACAATGGAATAGGCTCTCCTATTTTCCGGGGCCCCCATTGCGGTCAGAAATGACCTGGAAATCATCCACGCCTTCTATAAGAGAAAGCGTTCTGCCGTTCTGCCAGACCATGTGTATGTTGCCGCCGTCATCGACCATCTGAACCTCGCCGATTGTTCCGGGCGGCACTGGTGCGTAGGGATCGTCCATGTGCTTCAGTCGGATGCGGGTGCCTGCGGGATAACGCTCCCGCAAGGCTTTGAGCTGTCGTTCATTCGGAAACTGCATTGTTCTCTTCCTCCTCGTTCTGTTCTTCTTTGGCAACATCACGCTTTGCCTTCTGCTTTGCCTCCCAGCGTTCACGCTCCTCATCGTTGCGGAATGCGGTGTGTCCGGAAAGCGGAGTCATGAGGCGCTTGCGGTCAGCCTTGAAGTCAGCACCGTTCAGCCCAAGGCGGATCAGCCAGATGCGGAGTGCGTACTTTTCGTTTCTGTCATCGACATCCTTTGCTTGCACACGTTTCTGCGTGATCGCCATCTTGTTCATAGCTGCGGCGAGCTTGGTGAAGGTCTTCACCGTCTCGGCATCCTGTGCTGCACCGAAGCCGTCAAAGATCAGCTTGTCATCGGCGAAACGGATGCCCTTCAGTTCGGGATTCGTTTCCTCCCATTCTCTGATGTAGGCGATAAGCTCGTGGATGCTGCGGAAGGTCTTGTCATCGAGGATCGCATCGGCGAGGCTCTTGTCTGCGAAGAATTCTCCGCCGGTCGCCTTGCTGAGAAGTGCGCCGCGGGAGTGGATCATGCAGATGAGGTTCGTAAGGCTCTGCACCGTGTGATGGCTCAGCGGGAAGCTGATCTCTGCGGTCAGCGGTTCAGGAAGCTCGGTGGTTTCTTCCGGCTCGTCGCCGGGTTCATCCTCCGGTTCATCATCCCAGGCATCCTCGGTCGCAGGAGGTGCGGCTTCTGGCTCTGCGGCAGGCTCCGACTTATCGGCATTTTCTTCGAACTCCTCCGGCTCTTCCGCTTCCGCATTCTCGCCCTCGACGCTGTTCTCATCGTCGTCATCCTCATCATCGTCCCATTCATCGGTGCTTACGGGCGGTGCAGGCTGTTCCGGCTCTGCGGTCTCATCGGTCTGCTCCGGCTCGACTGCCTCGATGCTCTCTGCGATGATCTCATCACCGATCATACCCTCGGCTCTCAGGGTGTCGATCACGCTCTGGTTGGCATCGTCCTGTGCCGTAAGTGTGCCGTCCTTCTCGACTGCGAATGCCCCGATCTCATAGGCGCATCTCGGCATGAAGGTGTATACGCTGCGCTCTCCGGTGAGTGCCTCGATTCTCTTTGTGAGTTCCTTGCGGTTTCCAATGATCATTGCATAAGTTTTCATATGTGAATCCTCCGTTTCGTTTTTGATTCCGCTCGGTTTTCCCTTACGGTAGTCACATATTACGCCATTACGGCGGATATATCAAGACTGTAAATCGTAGAATGTACGGGGCTTTTACGCCCCTGAGATTGTGCATATCACGGAAAGCCCATACAGAACAGCTTACATAGTATCAGAATGTTCACAATTTGCTGCATTAGTTTCAGAATTCTGTGCCGCCCAGGCAATGCCGGATAGCACGAAGAACACAACGGGCTCTGAGACACCGTTGCCCCATAACTTGTACTCGGCACTGTCCGTGTACGGATCAGCCAACCATTTGCGGATCTGCTTTTCCGTTTTCGGCTTTCCCTTGGGATTTGTGATCTGTCTCCAAGTTTCCCATACTTCCATCCAGAAGGCGATCTCCTCGTCAGAAGGATCAGGAATCGCAAGGTCGGCACACCACCAGTCCGGGAAGCCCTGCAATCTGGCGCACTCCACCGGAGTCAGCCTTCTTACGATATATACCGGCTCATCATTCGGAAGATCGTTCACAAGCGGCGGATCCTTCCAGTCTGAAGCGACCAGCGTGTTTGCCTGCTCATGCACAGCGACCGTGTGGTGTGAATTCTTGCTTGTGCAGTAGTGATCTGCCGGGGCTGCGACCGTTGCAGGACCTCTCGCAACTGCCGTAACAGATACATCTTCCGAAACGGCGAAGTGATTGTCACGGGAAATCGTGAAAGACGGATCGGGTGCGGCAATAGCGTGCCTGTCTGAAGTATTGAGCGTAAAGCACACATCCTCATTGATGCCGTCACCCTGCGGACCGTTCTTGTCGGCGCGACCGATCATCGAGCCTTGCAGAGCATAGGTCTCCGGCTCGGCGACCACAACAGCCTGCTGATTATCGCCGGCATTGGCTCGAAGCGTACCGCTTTTGCCGTCACTGTATACATGACCGCCGACACGTGATGCAGCCCCCGGTTCAAGAGCCACCACAGCGACACCGCCGTGATTCGAGTCTGGCGATCCCTCGCTCGTATCAAGGCATCGGGAGATGTCTGTCGGATAGCAATGCCCACGAGCGTTTTTTGTACCGTCTGATGTGAAACGCACATCGAAGGTTTCGGGCGCAGGTGCTACCACGCAGATGCCGCCCTGATTGCTCGAAATCGCATGACCACCGCTTTGATCGAGCGTTCTGCTCGTTTTTGCCTCATAGAAGCCGCTGTGTGGATTGTCTGACATCATCGCATTGGAATGCTTGCTGCATACACCGAAGGCTTTGATCTCTGGCTGAAAGAGTGTCTGGCCGTTGTTGGTAGCAAGCGTAGCAGATTTATCAGTTTGCCAGAGAGCGCCCTTGCCGCCGCCTTCGCAGCCTGACCTGATTTTCAGCGTGATCGGTTCAGCGACAAGCGGTACATTGTTGCCGCCCGTCCCGGCTCTGCTGCAAAGTGTCTGGCAGGTGTCGTCCTCACGGATCTTCACACGACCGTCTGTCGGATGGTTTTCGACCGAGAGTGCCGCAGGAACAACACCTGCTCTCAGTGTCGGGGAGACTTCCTCCTCGTATCCGATGCTGCGTGCTTTGGCACTGTGTTCTGTGGAGAATCCCGCCGCATGAAGTACCGCCGGATGGTTGCCGTGATCCTGTGCGACCAGTGCGAGAGCCTTGTTCTCGGTGATGCCGACGCCGCTGTTGCCCTGTGTATTCAGGCAGAGGGTTCCACCTCCAGCGTCAGACCGCCCGACTGTCTCTCCAGTGCCTTCTTCAGCACCTCCGGCAGCTCCTTGCCACGCACGGAAGCCCTGTGGAGTATACCCAGACACGCCTTCGGACTTAAATAATACTTCTCCGGCACTTCCGCCAGCAAAATCTGCGACAAGGTAGATTCTTGCTCTGCGTTGGGGGACACCCCAGTATTGAGCATCGAAAACTCGGTAAGCCACGCTCCATCCGTCTCCCAGATATACGTCTGATTTTGCCCATCTGTGATTTTCAGGCGCAGGCACCTCGATCCCTTTTTCTTTAACTCCGATAACTGCTTCGAGGACAGCCTTGAAGTCGTTTTCTCCGTTGGATGAGAAAGCGCCGGGGACATTTTCCCAGACGCAGTATCGCGGATATCGTCCATTTGTTGCATCCCTCATTTCTTTGATGATGCGGATCGCCTGAAAGAACAGGTTCGACCGATCACCGTCATGGATTCCGGCACGCTTGCCCGCAATAGACAGGTCCTGACAAGGACTGCCTAAGGTGATGATATCCACCGGCGGAAGCTCTGCGCCGTTCAGCGTAGATACATCACCGTAGTGCTGCACCTGCGGCAGCCGCTTGTGCGTGACAAGCACCGGAAAAGGTTCAATTTCGCTGCTCCACCTTGGCTCGATCCCTGCGAGGATGCCACCAAGCGGAAAGCCCCCGGAGCCGTCAAACAGGCTGCCGAGGGTCAAGTGTTTCTTATCCATCATCCGCCTCCTTTGCGTTCCTGCACAGATCGAGGAAGTCCTCCCTGATCTGCTCTCTGTAATCCATCGCCACCGCAGGAATCTCGTGTGTATACACCGGTCTGCCGATAAAGCCGGAAAGATAGTCATACAGATATTTCAGATCATCGCCCTTGAGCATAGAAATCTCTGTGTAAGCGGTCACGACCGCGCATTCATGCTTCGTCATCGGTATCCTCCCCAAGCATCAGTTCACAGGCTTTATTATAAAAATCCCGGCTGACTTCAAAGCCGTAGCTGTGTCTGCCAAGCTCCCTCGCCGCACGCAGCGTTGAGCCGGAACCGGCGCAGGGATCGATGACCACATCACCCTCGTCGGTAAATATCCCGATCAGCCGTTTCAGGAGATTTACCGGCTTCTGCGAAGGATGTATCTTCGGGATATCCTTGCCGTCCCGCATCCAGTCAAAATGGTCGAAGATCATGTGCCTCTTGCCATCTGCATCGGCATTGCGGAACTTCGGCAGCTTTCCCCGATACAGCACCAGAGCGTATTCCGTTGCGCCCACGATCCTCATGTTCGCCTTCAGCACCTGCGGACTGTAGTTCTTCATAAAGCACAAAAACTGATACTTCTTGAAGCCGTATTTCTCCGCCTGCCGGATGACCTCGGGTATCTGCTGAAAGGCACAGAATACGATCATGCAGGGAGCATCCTTCTCACCTTTGGACGGCTCCTTTTTGAGCAGCCGGTTACAGAAGGCGAAGTATTCAGCGATGTTGAAGGTGTAATCCGTGTGGAATGCAGCCTTGTGCGCTTTGCTGCTTTCACCGTTCTGATTGTCACCGTTCACATACCAGTCGGGACGGCTGGCATAAAAGTCGCCGCCGATGTTGTACGGAATGTCAGCAATGACGAGCTGTGCTTTTGGGATGCAGTAGGATTTGAAGTTCTGGAAGTTATCGTGATACAGCTCACATTTCACATCAGCCATCGACATCCTCCAGTCTCTTTTTCAGGGCTTTGCGGAATTCCTTTGTGCCAAGCTGGTTGCCGTCCGTCTGCCATTCCAGTTCAAAATCAAAACGAGCCTCCAGTTTCCGGACTGACCATCCGGGCTTGAAGGTGCGCCATGTTGCATCATCCCATTCCCTGAGTTGTTTCCAGAGGTCGGGAAAATCGTAGTAGAGGACACGCAGCTCGTTCAGCGGCTGCAGCGGACAGCACCAACAGGATACCCGTCCGAATTTCTCATACAGACCGCCCCAGTCATAGCCGCGTTCCCTGCAGTATTGCAGGCAGTCGGCTTCGGTCATGCCCCACTCCACAAGCGGCAGCCGGACATTCGGTCGGCTGTTGCACTTGTGCGTGATGCGTTCCGTTTCATCGGCGGCAATGCCGATGTACTCGATCACATCGTAATTTTTCCGCAGTTCGCTGAGATATTTCTCACGCGGTACCGTTTTCAGAAGATTGGTACACCACCGCATCAGCGGTCCCGCCCAACTGTAACCGGTCTTGCCGCGCAGTTCCAGTTTCTTCCGCTTGATCGGCTTGTCGAACATGAGGTACTCGAAGGAATGCTCGCTTTTGACGGTCGTCACCTCAATGCCGGTGTTTTCCTCGACCTTTCGGATATGGTCATAAAGCTGTGGGAATTCCAGTCCGGTATCGCAGAACAGCACCACATCGACCTGCATACCCATTTCAAGCATTTTCAGAAGCATGGCCGTGCTGTCCTTGCCGCCCGAAAAGCTCACCACATGAAGCAAGGGTTTCAGCTCATCCATTGGCATCACCGTCCTGCGGCATCGCTGCGATAGCTTCCTCGTAGGTGAGCTTCTGCCCGTCACGGATGACATATGCGACCTCGCCGGTCTGCTTCTCTTGGCACCATGCCAGATACCTCTTGACAATGACATCCACGAACTTCGGATCAAGCTCGATGCCACGGCAGACACGGTCTGTTTCGCAGCAGGCAATCAGCGTAGAACCGCTGCCGAGGAACGGATCGAGGACGATGCCGTTTGTCATGGTGCTGTTTTTGATGGGATATGCCATCAGCGGGATCGGCTTTGTAGTCGGATGGTCAGGGCTGCTCTTGGGTTTGTCATATTCCCAGACGGTCGTCTGCTTGCGGTCAGCATACCACTGATGCTTGCCCTTCTGCTTCCAGCCGAACAGACACGGCTCATGAATCCACTGATAGGGGCTTCTGCCCAGCACCAGAGAATTCTTCTTCCAGATACAGCAGCCGGAAAGCTGGAATCCCGCCTCCTTGAATGCCCTGCGAAAATTCAGTCCTTCGGTGTCGGCGTGCCATACATAGATGCTGCCGTCATCGGCAAGGCTGTCATACATACACTTGTAAGCGGCAAGCAGGAAGTTGTAGAAATCACCGTCGCTCATGTTGTCATTCATGATCTTGCCGGCGGTCTCCTCAACATCGACGTTATAAGGGGGATCCGTCAGGACAAGGTTTGCTTTCTGCCCGTCCATCAGTTTTGTGTATGTCTCTGCGACTGTGCTGTCACCACAGATGACTCTGTGGCTGCCGAGGATCCAGATATCTCCCAGCTGCGAGAAGGTCGGTTTCTGAAGTTCCTCTTCAACATCGAAGCCGTCCTCCTTGACCTGCTTATCGTGTACCTGATTGAAAAGCTGCTCGATCTCCGGCGGGTCAAAGCCGGTCTTGCCGAGGTCATAGTCCAGTTCTTTCAGGCTGTCCATAAGGTCGGCCAGTTTTTGTGTATCCCAATCGCCGCTGACCTTGTTCATAGCAACATTCAGTGCCTTTTCATCAGCGTCATTCAGTTCAACCACAACACACTCGACCTCGGTCTCACCGATATCCTTCAGCACCGCAAGGCGCTGATGTCCAGAAATAACGGTATTGTTGTTGGCGACATTGACAACGATCAGTTCAACATAGCCAAACTCAGTAATGGAGCGTTTCAGCTTCTCAAACTCAGGATCGCCGGGCTTCAAAGCCTTGCGGGGGTTGTATTTCGCCGGATTCAACTCCGACAATTTGAATTTGCGGATATTCATATCTTTCATAGGCAGTGCAACCTTTCTCTGACCAGAAGCTGTATGATATACCAGTCTGGTATGATTTTGTAGATTCGCTTTTGCATATTCTCAACGGTGGTATGACAGCCATTGCAAAGCACGACCAGATTTTTAGGCTCACGAGAACCGCCGCACTTAACAGGGATAATGTGATGCACGATCAAATGCTCTCTCGCACCGCATCTATGGCATATACCATTTTCACGCATTATCCTGCTGAGTGTTTTCCATTCGAGATCGTAATGACCGTATGTGCACTTGGCTGCACCGTTCTGCCGAAGTACACTGATCATATGCTCTCTTGTTACAGTATCATATTTCTCCCAGTGTTCAACTGTAGCCGACCCGATTTTCTTTTTTGTTTCGGCAGAGTGATAATTTTCACCTAAGAGTTGCTTACGACGTTTCAGCCCAGCACTGACTTTCTTACGGAACACCGGGTCTTTGTTTTTCAGCACAATATCCTTGCGGCCTTTCTGCCATTCGTTTTGACAGGCTACAGAGCAGAAAAAGTGCTTTGGAACTTTACCCTGTGCATAGCTCCTGTGACCTGTTCTGCCGCATACCTCACATTCATAATCTACACGCAATGACTATCCCTCCCATATATACATCCGCCGTAGCTCGGCGACTCGTTTCGTATTCGCATCCTTCAGTACCGATACTTCACGGAGCGTTTGATCGGTGACCGGCTTGTACTTCAGCTTTTCGGCAAGCGTCCTGTATTTGCGGATGCTCCGGCGCAGTGTCGCATCGGTCACAGACACCATGTATGCCTTGCAGCAGTAATCGCAGTTGAAGTAGCTGTATTCGATCTCGCCCTCACGTTGCGTTTTCGACTCCGGCACAAAGGCACAACCGCAGGCATCGCAGCGTATATTCTGTTTTGTCATATCGGCTTGCCTCCTTTGAGTCTGAGAATCCGCTGATTGCGGCTGCCGCAGAAAGCGAAGGAGATATCCTTCTGTTCCAGCAGAAACGGACCGTCAACAAGTACATCAACGTATCTGAGAATTTCCTCGCCCCGCAGCATCTCATAGGTGTATCCGCTGAACAGCCAAGTGTCCGAATTCGGAGACTCCTGCTTTATCCGTTTCAGAAACGGTATCAGAACACGCTTGTTTTCCTCCTCGCAGGGTTCACCGCCGAGTATAGAAATGCCCTGTATCCAAGAAGGACGCAGGGCTTCGATGATCTCTTTTTCGGTTTCTTTGGTAAACGGCTGACCGTAGCCGAAATCCCATGCTTCGGGATTGTGACAGCCGATGCAGTGATTCCGGCATCCGGACACGAACAGCGACACACGCACACCTTCGCCATTGGCAATATCGTTTTTATTCAGACCGCAGTAATTCACAGGTGCATCACCCTTTCTGCGATCTCCTGTGTGCGCCCTTGATTCCAGAACTGCGTTCCGAGATATCCGCAGGTGCGGCGGCAGACATTCATTGTCCGCTGGTCACGGTTGCCGCAGTTCGGGCATTCCCAGATCAGCTTGCCGTCCTCTTCCACGATCTGTATCTCACCGTCAAAGCCGCAGGTCTGGCAGTAATCGGATTTTGTATTCAGTTCGGCGTAGAGTATGGTTTCATAGATGTGTTTCATAAGTGCAAGCACAGCAGAGATGTTGTGCTGCATATTCGGCACTTCCACATAGCTGATCGCACCGCCGGGAGATAGTTCCTGAAACTCGGACTCAAATGTTAGTTTTGAAAATGCGTCAATAGGCTCAGTCACATTGACATGATAAGAATTCGTGATGTAGTTTTTATCCGTCACATGAGGGATGATGCCGTGTCTGCGCTGCAAACATTGTGCAAATTTGTAGGTGACGCTCTCCATCGGCGTGCCGTACAGCGAGAACGAGATATTGCTTTCAGCTCTCCATTTGCTGCACTTATCGTTCAGGAATCGCATGACCTTCAGTGCAAACGCTTTTCCTTCTGGCTCTGTATGCGAACGGCCTGTCATGTGATAGGTCATTTCCGCGATGCCGGCATAGCCGAGCGAAATCGTGCTGTAGTTGTTATACAGCAGATCGTCAATGACCTCACCGTTCTTCAGTCTCGCAAGTGCGCCATACTGCCAGAGGATCGGTGCAACATCGGACGGTGTCCCTTTCAGGCGGTCATGCCGACACGCAAGCGCTTTGCGGCACAGTTCGCAGCGTTCATCAAGAAGTTGCCAGAATTTATCTTCGTCTCCGCCTGCGCTACACGCAACATCCACAAGGTTGATGGTAACGACTCCCTGATTGAATCGCCCGTAGTATTTGTGGTCATCCGAAGGTGTCAGGAAAGATCGGCAGCCCATGCAGGCATACACATCACCCTTCAGACGTTTCATCACCTTTGCGGAGATGTAGTCGGGAACCATACGCTTTGCGGTACACTTCGCCGCAAGCTCGGTGAGGTAGTAATACTTGGAACCGGGCTGAATGTTGTCCTCATCGAGTACATAGATCAGCTTCGGGAATGCCGGCGTGATCCAGATGCCCTTTTCATTCTTTACACCCTCAATACGCTGAAGCAGCGTTTCCTCGATAATGAGTGCAAGGTCATCTCTGGTCTGTCCCTCCGGTGCCTCGTCCAGATACATGAATACCGTCACGAACGGTGTCTGACCGTTGGTTGTCAGGAGCGTGTTGATCTGATACTGGATCGTTTGTACGCCTCGCTTGACTTCCCGGCGAACTCGTTTCTCAACGATGTGGTTCAGTTCCTCGTCACTTAGCTTTGCGCCGCAGTCGCAGTTCACATCCTCGAACACCTCGGCACGAATTTTCTGTCGGCTGATATCCACGAAAGGCGCAAGATGCGCCAGAGATACCGTCTGCCCGCCGTACTGATTTGATGCCACCTGTGCAATGATCTGCGTTGCGATATTGCAGGCAGTCGAAAAGCTGTGCGGCTTCTCAATCATAGTACCGGATACCACTGTGCCGTTCTGAAGCATATCCTCCAGATTCACCAGACAGCAGTTATGCATCGGCTCTGCGATGTAGTCCAGATCGTGTACATGAATGATGCCGTCATCGTGGGCGGCGATCACATCCTCCGGAAACAGGAATCTGCGGCAGATGTCTCTGCTGACTTCTCCCGCCATATAGTCACGGAGCGTGCTGTTGATGATGGGATTCTTGTTGGCGTTTTCCTGTTTGGCTTCCTCGTTGTTGCGTTCGAGCAGGCTCAGGATTTTGCCGTCCGTTGTGTTCATCCGGCGCTGCTGTTCATGACGCAGGCGGTACTCGCTGTAGTGCCGTGCAAGTTTGTAAGCTTCGGCCTTGTCCAGTTCATCGAGAACCATGTCCTGGACTTCTTCGACATGGACAGGTCTTGCAAGCGTCTCACACCGCTGCTCGACTCTGCCGACGATAAAGCCGATAGCTGTATCGGATAACTTCTCCGGAACTTCATCGTTTGCCGCAGTAATTGCGGCTCTTATCTTTTCACAGTCATACGGCACTTCCGCGCCGTTTCGCTTGATTATTCTCATGCTGTATCCATCAACTCCTTTTCAGACTCTGCCAGAAGTACGGCACAGTCCTTCCCGTGATACCGTTTGCACTGGCGGTTCAGTATTTCATACACATACTCACGTTCTGTTTCCGTCAGGTCGATATTGTACATATCCTCGTTGTCATCGAAATCCGAATTGACAACAACAAAGCTGATGCTGCTGTCAAGCTGACACTGCTGATGGTCGCCGGGTAATTTTGAAACTCCTACATAGAAATCATACCAACCGTCATTGTCTACATCGTCCGTTCTTCCGTCCCTCGGATGCAGCGGGAGGTAGCCTTTCTCCATGCGGATTCTATCGGCGACCTCCACAAGGGCATCCGTTGCCATGAGCTGAAATTCAACAGTCGGAAAGCGGCAGGGATAGGTGTCATAGATCTGATCGCTGCCGTACATGACCTCTGCACCGCTGTCAAGCTGTATCGCATCACGAATGAAGTTCTCTGTCAGTGTCATGTTTTTCCTCCTCCTGCATCGGACACCAGGCGTCATACGGACAGCGATTGCAGTCGTGGTAGTGGCACTTGCCATCGTGCTTGATGATCGAGGTGATCCATATCGCATGGATCAGGATGATGACCATCATGTAAGTAAGGCATAAAACAGTTACAAGCATTTTCATTCCTCCAAATCTTTTTTCATACGGTAATATCTTGTTCGGCAACGTCCGGAGCAGAACCGCTTCCGTCTGCCGGTTTCCGGCTGCGTTACTTTTGCACCACACACCGGACAGCGGTTGTTCTGCTGACACCAGATCGGATAGTTGAGCCGTGCGATTTCACCGTTTCCGGCGAGACCGTGTGCCTTGCAGAATAGCTGCACCTGATTGATCTTTAAGCCCAGTGACTTTGCAATCAACCGGTATCCGATGCCCTGCATCCGCATTGCCCGCACTTGTTCTTTCTGTGCATCCGTCATCTGCTTGCCACCTCAAATCTTCCGAAGTTTTGCGGTTTTCGGTATCCACACGGGCTTCGCCAAGACCGCAATCTCTAAATGCGGTAAAATGCTAAAACCAAGCTGTTTTTACATCTTTTTGCGTGAAAAATCGCCATTTTACGATGCGGTTTGTGACGAAACGCCGTATGTACACCGCTGTTTACAAAAACCGCAGCGGCATTTGGAAAAACACGATAAATCAGCAATTTCGTTTTTCCGTGCATTCCATATTTCAATTTCTATCAGGGTCCCGGTTGACCGGGGGCCCTGCAATTTCGCGTTTTTTCACACGAGAGGGGCCGACGGTCTTGTGCTGCAAAACTCGTAGAGATTTCGACCCGCCCCCGGAGGGGCGCTCCAGCCCCCAGCCCCGCCCCATAGGTACACCCCCTGAGCCTGACTGAACTGCAACGATAGTGATTGTGGCTTGCTATCAGTACTTGTACTCAGGGGTGTGATCTTCGTTTCGGGTCTTGATGCTGTGGTGACGGTGACAAAGGCTCTGCCAATTGCTCTGATCCCAGAAGAGAACGCTGTCTCCTCGGTGCGGCATGATGTGATCCACATCGGTCGCCTTGACGTAGCGTCCTTGCTTCATGCACTCCACACACAGCGGATGCGTCTCAAGGTAACGCTTGCGGGCCTTGTTCCATGCGGTGCCATAGCCTCGACTGCCTGCGGAGCGTGTATCCTCCGGATGGAGAGAACGGTGCTTGCCGCAGTACTTCGCACCGTAGGGTACGAGCGCCGCACAGCCGGGGTGACGGCATGGTGTCTTTGGTCTGCTCGGCATTGTCTCTGCCTCCTTCCTGTGTTGATATTTGGTGAGGGACGGTCAGCCCCGCAAATGATGTGTTGTTCGGTCTGAGCAACGCCCCTCATATACTGTCGTGGGAGAGGGCATTTTGTGGGTATCCAATCAAAAAAATTTCAAAAAATTTATTATCGTTCCCACGGAAGGTTCTGTTTTCCGAAGTGTCCGTATGCGGAAACAGCGTTATAGTCCACATCGAGCAGATGCAGCCCTTCGATGATTCCCCTCGGCGTGAGGTCATAATTCTCACGAACATACTGGTTGATGAACTCCGTATCCTGATGCTTCGTGCCGAAGGTTTCCACATACACGGATACGGGTTCTGCCACGCCGATGGCATATGCGATCTGCACCTCTGCCTTGTCCGCATATCCGGCACTGACAATATCCCTTGCAATCTTGCGGGCCGCATACGCACCGCTGCGGTCAACCTTAGACGGATCTTTGCCGGACATCGCACCGCCGCCGATATGCCCGATACCGCCATAGGTGTCACAGGCGAGCTTGCGTCCGGTAACGCCGCAGTCTGCGAAAGAACTGCCGAGGACAAATCTTCCGGTCGGATTGACCAGCTTTTCAAAGTCAGTGTTCAGTCCGTATTCGGTTGCTGTTCTCACCATCAGCTTTTCAATGATGGGCTTGAAATCTTCCACTTTCACATCGTGTGTATGCTGCACCGAGCAGAGGAAGGTCGTGATCCTGCCGCTGTCGTAGTCAAAGCTGACCTGTGCCTTTGCATCCGCTTTCAGCATACGGCAGGGATAGGCTTTCAGCAGTTTCAGAAATCGGGTAGCCAGCACAAAGGGGATAGGGAGCAGCTCCGGTGTTTCGTTGGTCGCGTACCCGAACATCATGCCTTGATCTCCGGCACCACCGATGTTCACACCGAGGGCAATGTCGCTACTCTGGTGATCAACCAGAATTGCAATATCCAGATCATCGGCTGTGAAATCCAGCTTGTAGTCAAGCCCTGCATCAGCATTCTCAGCACCACCGTTGTTGATGCGGTCGAACACTTGCTGTACCAGTGCCTTGTAGTCCGGCTCGTGGTTGCTTGTCAGTTCACCGGCGATCACAAGGCAGCGGTTCTTAAAAAGGCACTCGATGGCGACACGGGAATTGCGGTCATGCTGAAGGCAGTCGGTCACGATAGCGTCTGCAATTTGGTCACAGATCTTGTCGGGATGTCCTGCGGATACCTGTTCTGAAGTAATGATTCTCATATTCGTGTTCCTCCTGTATGATTGTTTATTGGATTTTGACCTTGCCACGCTTTGTCGCTTACACACTCTTTGTCAGTGACAGCATCGGGCAAGGTTCAAAAACATGATTTTCCTCTGTTCTTCTTATCTTTTCTATTATTTTTATTTATTTGGGGCAAGTAGGGGCAAGTAAAAATAGTAATATATATAAAGAAAAGTAATAATAATAACCACCGAAAAAACTTGCCCCACGCTGCCCCAACTGCGGAAAACAGCGTAAATACGGAGAAAAGTCTACTTTTACTCCAAGGCAGCAAACTCATCCGGTTCGTCAGCTTCGCCGTTTTCATGATCCAGGAAACGGCACCCCACAAGCATTGTTGTTTTCTGCGCACCCTTTGTATCGTTCGGACGCTTACGCACGATGGGGAAGAAACGCTGGATCGCGTTATTGAAGTTGGTGCTGTTTTCCTTGCGGTAGCCATATTTATCGCACCATTCACCGTACAGCTTATATACCGCAGAGGTACGGACTTCAAATGCTTCGCCTTCTTCGAGCCACGCATCCACAAACTGCCCGATACGGTCAGACTCCTCCTGATACTCCTTGGTTGCTTGAGATACAGCAGCCGGATCTTCCAGATCTTCGGAACGGAACCGCTTATATCCTTCATAGCACCAGTTGAAGATGGCAGAGAGGCAGACATCCGTACTGAAAAATGCTTTCAGACCTTTGTCCTGCTCATGCTCCTCAAAATGGCGTTTGAACGGAATGAGCTTCAAGCGGTTGGAGTAAAACAGCGTCATATCCGATACGGACGGCTTGTAGTTGGTGTTGATGAAGATCTTGAAATTCGGTCGGAAGTCAAAGCTGTTCTCATGCAGAAAACGGGCATTCAGCGTATCATTACCTGTCATTCTCTTGACAAGTGCCGCATTGAAAGTGATCTTCTTCTCCGGCTCGGAGATATTGACGAAACGCACACCTGCAAGACGGGCGATCTCCTCAGACGGTCCGGATGCATTGGTATTGCCGAATTTCGTAGACAGCATCTCAGGGTTGGAGGTCTTGCCGTAGTCGCCCATGATTTTGAGAAAGGTCTCCATTGTGGTGCCTTTGCCGTTTCTGGATGTTGCACCGTAGAGGATGAACAGGCATTCCAGTGATGTGTCGCCGGTAAGCGCATATCCGAGGGCTTTTTGCAAGTATAATGCGAGGTCAGCATCGTTACACATAACTTCGGAAATGAACTGCTCCCATCGTGGACAGGTGGCATTCGGATCATAGGTGACACCGGACATCATGGTGAGAAAGTCTGCCGGATCGTGCGGACGGAATTCACCTGTGGTGAGGTTCAGTGTCCCGTTCTGACAGTTGAAAAGGTCGGTATTGCGGTCAAAGATAGCGTGCGGCACTGGATACACGGATTTCGCATCTTCGATCATGGTGCGGCGGTTCTTCCGCATTTGCAGCTTCTGCACTCGCTTGATATAGCGGTTGCGTGTGTCCTCATCCTTGATCTGAAGGGCAAAGGTATACAGCCTGTCTGCCAGACGCTTTGCAAGCTCCGCCACGGCAAGCGCGTTCTCGTCCGGCTGCCAGACCTTCCCGTCAAAGACATACCAGATGCCGCGCTCACGGTCGAAACGAGCGATGGGCTTATAATAATCCGCAAACGCATATCCGATGCCGATCTCGTCACGCTGATAGCGGGGATTCGTGTGCGGCTGCATTTCTTCCAGCGTCAGGGAAACATGGGTGAGATCAGGCTCAAACATAAGCTGCTCATTTTCCGCATCGCCCTCGATATCGTCAAAGTCATCCTCTGCTGTAGAATCCTGAATCGGTGTATAGACAGCGGAATTGGTAGCGACAGCATTGCGGATCGTGATCTGTCCGTAAGTCGCATCGCCGGTCTTGCGATCCCACTTGTCACGCATCAGACCGGAAGTTCGGAAGATACGGTCGATCTGCTCCTCGACATTACCGCACCAGAAACAGAGCATGGAGACAAAAGCCATGTCTGCATCGGACTGGGAATCGTAGCCTTCCTCCCAGTTGCCGGCATACAGTGCTTTGAACTTGTCGCCGGATTCAGATGCCGATGCGTGAGCGATAACACCGTCATCATCGAGATAGGACACAGGCTCGACAGTCTTGGAAGATACACGGGTGTTGCGCTTCATGAAGGTATCAAGTAGTGTGCGCAGGGAACCGTCATTTCGGGTAACTGCACCATTGCGGAACATATCTCCTGTAACAGTCACAAAGCGGTTCGTCACACCGGGAAGATAGACCTCCAGACCGTGCTTGCGGTTGTTGATGTAGTACACAGTCTTATCGTAGGCAAAATCAGGGCTGAGTTTGAAGAAGCCGCGCAGTCCGGTGCCGGATGGAGAACGTTCAAAGTAGGCAGTGCTGAAGATACCGAGAATGGATGCTGCAACATCATTGAGACTGCCGTCCTCACGGATGCAGTGGTCGATGTCGATTGCACCGATGCCTTCGCTGACACGATAGCCGATACCGTCCCATCCGCCAATCGCATACGCTTTCATAGCGGTCTTGAAGTCAGTGAAGGTGTCCGGCTCGTTGGTTTTTGCCATGTTGCCGGTTCTCGGATTGTACGGCACTTTTGTGGGGCGTCCGGATCTCTTTTCCAGCTTCCAGACACAGAAGGATGCATTGTGTTTCAGCGCGTCCGGGATATTTACAAAATTTACAGGCATTCGGAATGTCTCCTTTCAAGGAAAAGCTGTGCAATGACAGCGGCTTCAATACGGTTCATCGCATCGGCATCCGAGATGTGCCCGGCATAGCTGCGAAGCGCATGCTTGCTGACAGTCGTGAGCTGCTCCGCCAGGATCATGGACGGATCCAGATGCTGATGAAGATCGGAAATACTGTCGGGGAACAGATGCGTATGGCACGGCAGCTCCGGCTTTTTCAGATGCCGCGTCATGGGAATGATATTGATCGTGTCGGCGTGTGCGTTACCCATATCATTCGAGAGAATGATCACAGGACGAATGCCGCCCTGCACGCTGGAATCCGGATAACAGCCGAGATCCGCAAACCAGATGTCGCCGCGTTGCGGTTTGTGTTCAGCTGTGTGATGCTGCACCGGTGCCGTAATATATTTTCTCGGATCAAAGCCGAGCCCTCTGTGATATTCTGTTTTCAGGCGTTTGTTTTTACGAGCCATAGTTTTCACCTCCATAGAGTGCGGCGTAACCGTTTTGTCGCCGCTTTGTCGTCTTTTCAGTGCGGATCATACGGAGAGTATGATCCTATAATCTCGCCTTGACAGCGGCGATCAATTTCTCCTGTGTTACATCCTTATTGGCCAAAGCAGCAAGCACATCCTCATCGACAGTGTCTTTTGTTACGATGTGGTGGATCGTGACAGTGTGCTTCTGTCCCTGCCGCCAGAGTCGGGCGTTGGTCTGCTGATACAATTCCAGACTCCATGTCAGGCCAAACCAGATCAGGATATGACCGCCGGACTGGATATTCAGACCGTGTCCTGCCGAAGCGGGGTGTATAAGAGCGACCGGGATGTTTCCGGCGTTCCAGTCTGTGATGTCGGCGGAATCCTTTATATCACGAGGGCTGTAACCGCAGGCGGTTAGATGCTCCATGATGCGAGTGCGGTCATGCTTGAACCAGTAGCCGACCAGAACAGGCTGTCCGTTTGCGGCTTCGATCAGGTCTTCCAGCATTTCCAGTTTCCGGCTGTGAATGATTCGGGCTTCCTTGTTTTCATCGTATACAGCTCCGTTCGCCATCTGGAGCAGCTTGTTGGAGAGAGAGGCAGCGTTGGCAGCATCGATATCTCCGTCCTCAAGCGGAATGATAAGATCCTGTTTCAGCTGATCGTATAGTTTTCGCTCTGCTGCATTCATCTCGACCTCATGATTGACGAAGATACATTCCGGCATATCCAGATAATCCAGTGCCTTCATGGAAATCGTAATGTCGGAGATTTTGTTATAGATCTGCTCCTCTGCGCCGGGACGTGGGGTGTAGCTGAAAACAACACCGGTTGACGGATTCATGGACGCAGGCTTGAAATAGCTTTCACGAAATCTGCCTATAAACCGTCCGAGCCGCTCACCGCCGTCAAGGATACCGATCTCTGCCCACAGGTCCATGAGACCGTTGGAAGTCGGCGTTCCTGTCAATCCTACCCAGCGCTTCACGAAAGGCCGAACCTTACGCAACCATTTGAACCGCTGTGACTGGTAGTTTTTGAAGGAACTCAGCTCGTCAATGACAATCATGTCAAAATCCCAACGAAGACCGTTTTTCTCGTAATACTCTACGAGCCACTTCACATTTTCACGGTTGACAGCGTAAACAAGAGCGTTACTGTTAATCGCAGCAATCCGCTGTTTTACAGTTCCGACTACTATCGCAACATCAACATCTTGCAGATGACTCCATTTCTGAACCTCCGCTTTCCAGACATTTGTCACTCTTAGAGGGGCAATTACAAGAACTTTAGATACCTTCAGCTCATCAAACATTAGATCATATATTGCAGTCAATGAAATGATCGTCTTTCCAAGTCCGCAATCCAAAAAGAGTGCTGATACGGGATGAGACTTAATAAAGTCAACACAGTATTTTTGGTATTCATGAATCTGACTGCGTTTTAACGTATTTTCCATACTCGTCCCTCGCTTTCCAAGAAGAATGAATTTTGGCGTGTTCCGATTTGGAAAGGGCGATGAGATTGTCCGGATCATTATTGAAATGGTTACCATCGATATGGTGTACTTCTTCATCCGCACGCAGTTCTCGTCCGAGCTTCTTCTCCAAAATGCCCCTGTGTACGGTTATTCCATTCACACGATGATTCCATGAAGTTTCGCCTTGCTTTTGCCTATACAGTAAACAGCATTCGGGGTAGCACAAATTGTGATCCGTTCTCCATATATCAGAGCGTTTTTTCAGCATTGATTTGCCGCACCAATCGCATTTCACTTCTGCTTTCTTTGTCTTAAAGGCAATATAGCATTCATGAGAACAGAAAAAATGCTTATTTCTTGTACCATGACTTCCGACATAGGTAAAGACAGTTCCGCAGTATGAGCAGCTTTTTCTCACAGCTCTGCGTTTAGGGTTAATCATGCATCATCACCGTCCTCTATTTCATAAAACTCTATCAGATTGTCTGGATCGATGGGTTCAAGCGTTTCCCCGAAGTTATCCATATCCGTCGGCAGCGTTGCCCTTTCCAGATCAGGTATCTTTGCACCGATACCCTCCGGGAACGGTTCACCGGGAGTCCATGACAATATCGCACCAATGCAGGGCTTGATCTGATACAGCTTGTCGATACAGAGAACGGGAAAGCCCAGTTTCATCAGCTGATACCGTCTTTTTCTCTGCAGGGGGCGCATCATTTTGCCCGGCGCTTTCAGCTCCACGAACACTGTCTTTGCAGGAAAGAACAGAACGAGTCTGTCCGGCAGCCCGTTTGCTGTCTGCGATGTCAGCTTATATGCCACACCGCCGGCGGCTTTCACTGCCTTGACAAACTCGTTCTCAACAACATATTCTCTCAATGTCTGCCGTCCTTCCAGTATTCGCACCATCCCGATGGGAACGGCGTATGGTGACAATTACAGCGGTAGCGGCAGTTCTCGCAGCATTGGTCGTCCACATACAGTTCCTCATCGCTGTGATCGTAATCTTCATAGCTGCCGCGGGTGTAATTACAGATCTCCGGCACAGGGTATCCGTGGCGTTTTCTGCGTGTTTTATATCCTTTTCTGTCTTTCCATGTTCTGCTCATGCGTTGATCTCCTTCCACTGTGTTTTCGGCATGGTCGCCACCTGCCACCCGATGCCTTCCAGCGCAGTGGCTCTGTCGTAGGACTCTACATCCTGCGAAGCCCGCGTGATGGCATTGCTCAGACCGTAGAGGGAGAGGTCGCCGCCCTTGATGAGACAGTTCAGAATGCTGTCTTGTTCCGGCTGATTCAGGTCATACGCCTTGCCGGTCAGTTCAATGACATCCTGCACTCTGCCGGTGATTTTTGCACCGTGACTCTGCTCCAATACACCGACAATCTGAGAGAACCTTGCTTCTTCGATCGCGGCAAGAGTTGTGTCACGGAGCTTCAGCATAAATGCGTGGTCTTCTGCTTCCAGTGTTTCATCTGTGTAGATATTGAAGCTGTCTTCCAGCGCCTTTGCAGCTCTGCCTACATGGGTGCGGCGTTCACCCATGCTGTTGACCACCATGCCGTTGGTGCAGGCAAGCGTATAAACAAGCGGCTGAACGGATACAGCACCAAGCCCCACCTCGGAATTGGAAATGATGACACCCGCCTGAACACGGTCACCGACACATGCCATTTCCAGACGGTGATTGACGATCTTCAGATACAGCTTATTCTCCGTGACCTCGCAGGACATGACCTCCATGCCTTCCTGTCCGGCGAAGATCGGGAGGACAGCCGAGGCAATTTCAAGGTTATCAATACGGCGGTAACGGTCAGACAGCAAGGCTCTCGCAACCTGTCCGCCGCCGTAGTCAAGTGTTCTGACCATGTAGCTGTTGCCTTTATCGCTGAACCATGCATTCACATTATCAGCCAGAAGATTCGGCTTCTGCTTCTGCATCATATCATAATACTTCGCCGGAATGCCGAGTGCCGATGCCACCTGACGATGGAAAAGCTGTGTGGTACCAAAGCTGTGATCGTCACCGATCCGGAAGGTGCTGCCGTCCCCGTCCAGACGGAATGCCTCTGCCGTGCCAATATAGTCCTGCTTTGCAGCATTCTGACGCTGAAGCTCTGCCAGCACCTCCGGTAATGCTCGTCCCTGTTTCATAGAAAAATCCTCCTAGTCTTTGAAATAATAATTGCCTGTATATCCGGCAGAGGACAGCGGCAGACCGTCCGCCCATGCCGGATTCCGGTTCATAATATCGCACACATCATCGACAGTGTATTGTCCTTTCGGTACTTCGAGAATAACTTCATCATGCACATGCCCGACGATGCCGAGCCCGACAAGCTCCATCCGACGCATTGCCTCAGCAAGCAGATCACGGGCAGTCGCCTGTGTGATATTCTCCGTCAGCTTGCCTGAATAAGTCTCTCCGCGCACCCACTTGTTGTTTGCACCAAGCCCCTCAAAGGTCAGTGCCATGCGTCCGAAACGGTTCGGCTGCAGCCTCGGTTTGATGTAAGCAAGCCTACGCCCGGACGGTAGCACGATCCACAGTGTATTTGCTGAAAACTGAAAACCGATGCGACCGACCGTTCTGTCATTATGATCCTTGACGGTCTCAATGGCTGCCTTCTCGACAGCGTACCAGAATTTCACGATCTCCGGGTTTGCATCGCGCCAGCTTGAAATGATGTCGGGAAGTTCATCCTCTTTCAGTCCCATATCCAGTGCGCCCATAGAAATGAGAGCACCGGCACCGCCGCCGTAACCGCAGGCAAGCTCTGCAACCTTGCCTTTCTGCCGCAGCTCGCCGTTGATGCCGTGTTTCACAACCGGAACGCCGAACATCTGTGAGGCGGAAGCACAGTAGATGTCTTTGCCTTCAGTGAATGCATCCAGCCGCCATTGCTCTCCGGCAAGCCATGCCAATACCCGAGCCTCGATAGCGGAGAAGTCCGCCACGATTAATTCGCAGCCTTCTTTCGGAATGAGCATCGTGCGGATAAGCTGTGACAGGATATCCGGCGTATTGCCATACAGTGCTTCGATCATATCAAAGCAGCCCATTTTGACAAGTTCTCTTGCTTCATCGAGGGTTGCGATGTGGTTCTGGGGTAGATTCTGTAACTGAATGCCGCGCCCTGCCCATCGCTGCGTGCGGTTTGCGCCGGAAAACTGAAACAGTCCGTGCGCTCTGCCGTCCTGACAGATGTATCTCTCCGCCGCCTGATACTTTTTCACAGAGGATTTTGCCATCTGCAACCGCAGCTTCATCATATCCAGAGCCTCACCGTCTGCGCTGTGCCTGTCGAGGTCTGTGATAAGAGAAGCGACATTCTTTTTGCCGAGGGAATCCACCTCAATGCCACGCTCCTCAAGCCATCCCTTGAGCTGTGATACGGAATTCGGATTTTCAAGTCCTGTCAGAGCGTATGCACGTTTTGTCATTTCTTCGGACATTGCCATATTGCAGATGATCGCCTGCTGCACAAGCTCCCTGTCGATCAGGATGCCTCGGTCATTGATCCGCTGATCCATGTGGTAGTAGTCCCATTCCTGCGAGAGCAGGGGGAACTTTTCAAGCCTGCGGCGGATATCCCGTTCTGTGTTGACATCCTGAATACAGTAGCTTTTGAACAGCTTCCAGTCTTCGGGGGCGTGCTCCGGCAGATTGCGTGTGCGACCGCCGTTGCTTTTGGTCGGCTTGCATGGAATGGAGAAGTAACGGATCAGGCGCTCACCGACACTGTCTTTCTGCTGTGCAGTTTTCAAAGCCTGTGCTGCCGTTGCCAGCTTCAGCGGCAGTGACAGCGATGCCGCCCATACCATCGTGCATTGCCACGAGTCCGGAGAAAGCCTGATGCCGAGATATTTTGACAGACAGATGCGCTCGAACTGCGCATTCCACGCAGATTTGATGATATTTTCATTGTGTATGGCATCCACGACCTCCTTCGGGAGCTGCTCCCCGCAAGCCATGTCCACGCATTTTGTCTCCTCATCGTCAAAGGCGTAGGCAAACAGCAGAATATGAAAATCGCCCTCAACATAGCGGTACACGCCGCAGTTCGGTAGGTCAACATCCGAATAGGTCTCTAAGTCGATGGAAAGTACACGTCTGCTCAATAATGATCACCACCTTGTGTATGTAAAAGGGAGGACATGCCTCCCTTGTCTCAGTTCAGGAAATCCATATCGTCATCGTCAAGCTCGTCGGCATCGTCGCCCTCGACCTCTACAAAATCGGATGCCGCAGTCGGTCTGCCGGCAAGACGCTCGCCGTGACGGACAAGCTGAATATTCTGGAGTCCTGCCGCAATGCCCTTGTTGCCGGATGCCGCGAAGCCGTAGAAATTGACGGACACGTTGCAGTAATCACCGCTGCCGCACTCCATCGGGTCGAGGATCGGCTGCACATGGCGGTCCACGATCTGCGGTGCGTCCTTGCTGGTCGCATTAAAAAAGAAATGACCTGCGTAGTTCTCGTCATCGGGACGGTCGATATCGCCATCGTGCATGGGCAGCTTGAGGTTTGCGGGGATCTTGCCGTTCCACTTCTTCTCCTTGGCGGCCTCCTTCGCAGCCTCGATCGCTTTCTTGATCTTGGCAAGGGTCGCCTTATCATCCTTCGGGATCAACAGAGAGACAGAATACTTCTCCTCGCTCCCGTTAATGCTGCGTGCCTCCCAGATGTTTGCAAAAGAGATGCGGCAAGGCACGATTACCTTCGTTGCGGGTGCTGTATTGTTGTTTGCCATTGTTTTTTCCTCCTGAAAATTGTAGTTTTTATTCCTCGTCAGGCAGTACAGAAAACTCCTGATCTGGTGCTGATGTGAGATCAACCGGCTCTCGCGGGTCGCTTTCCGGTACGAGTGCCAGCTTTCCGGGCGGCTTGGCGATATATTCACCGAGCAGCTCATTGAACTTTTTCTTGCCCATCATTTTCTCAAATTCTGTCAGTGTGATGAGCGATTGCTTATATAGGTCTGTATAGCCGTTCTGCACGGCAGTATCGACCACCGCCTTGGTGTCTGTGAAAACACGTTTACTTCTGCCTTCGACCACCTTATAGCCGGGAATGGGAACACCGTGATTGATCGCCTCAGAGGAGACAAATGCGAATACCGCCTCTATCCACGAGGATATCCTGTTCAGCGTCGGCAGTATCTCCGCCAGTTCAGATATCGGGATCAGGCCCGGCTGTTTGAATACGGCGGTCTGTGTGTCCGCTTCATAGGGAGCAGTCATATCCGATTCCTCCGCAGTATCATCGAATGCTCCGGCATCGAGGTCAAGGAAATCCTCCCGGCAGAGCGCCAGCGCTTCATCGGCACACGCTTTGCAGACAGGTTTGGCACGGCAGAATCGGCACCAGTCGCCGGGATGCTGTTTACCTTTGCCCTCGTAGGCAAGTTTGGCAATGGGCTTGATGCTCTCACCCCACTCCTCAAGCTCCTGCCTGCTGCATTCAAATGTGCTGATATTATCAAGACGGGGCTGGATGATACTCATACGCACGATCTCAATATCATACAAAAAGCCATAGGCGGCTAAAGCCCCGATTGCGTAGAGCATCATCTGGCTGTTGTGGTCTGCATCCACAAACACGCCTGCACCCGTCTTGAAATCGCATACATGAAGGATTCCGCGTCCCTGCTCGTCCTTACCGATGATGAGCATATCTGCCGTGCCAAAGCCGGAAGGGGCAATGCGGCTGTAGTCCACACGCTCCTCAACAAAAGCAAGCGGCTCACAGCCGTTCTCCTTCATCTGCTCAATGATGGAGATCACGAACTCCGCATACACATCTGTGATCTGCTCGATTTCCTCGGTGTCATATTCCTCGGACTGCGGACGTTTCACACGCTCTTTCAGATACTTGCGAACCTTGTACTCACAGACCTCATGAGCGAATGTTCCCTCGGCAGCGTAGATGGAGCTTTCATTCGGAAAATTCTCCTGCAGGCGAACGGACGGCGGACAGTGCAGCCACTGCTTGGAACTGGATGCGCTCAACAGTGCGTGTACATCCGGCATGGTGCCACCTCCCGATCAGAGCTGCGATACATCCGTAAGGAACGCCTCATACTTGTCCGCAGGAATATCGCTGACCTTTGCCGCACCGTAGGACTTCAGCAGAGCGAGAACTTTCTCCTTATTGCTGCGGTCCTTCTTGATCTTCTGCGTTACAACACGAATAAGGTCGTCTGTTGTCAGCTCCGTGGGCGGATCTGTCTTCTTTGCCGCCTTTTTAGGCTTGGTTTTTTCCGCAGGCTTCGGCTCTTCGGGCTGCTCCGGCTCTGTATCCCACGGCAGATCGTCAGCGGCGATGATCTCCTCGAAATCATCCGGGTTGAAGTTCTCCGGCACTTTTTCCTTCGGAACACCGTTGATTGCCATGTCAGCCAGCTCCTTTGCCATGTTCGGCTCCATAGCCGCCAGAAGCTGGATCACACCGCCGAAGATCGTGCCAAGCCCATCGATCAGCTTCTTTGCGTCTACGGGAAGCGGTCCCGGCACAGGGAATTTCTTTTCAGTCTCCGTCATAAATCAGTCCCTCCTCGTCATCATCATAGTTGTCCGGCTCCTCGGCACAGCAGTCATTGGAGATATCGCGCTGCTTGCGCTTGCGGAACGGATGGTTGATCTCGAAAAAGATGCCGCCATCATCGACCTTCAGTCGGAAGAGACCGGTATCCATCTCCATGTTCGGAAGCATTGCAGCCGTCATCGCCATGAACTTGAACATATCGCTGACAGTGAGGGCGATATCTGCGGCACGCTTGTCCATCTCTGCCTCGATCTTCTTCAACGTTTCCGGCTTGCGGTCAGCCGTGCCTGCGGTCTGCTGCGCCTTACGGCTCTCGGTGTTGGTGCCGCTGCCGTTGTAGCGGTTCTTCGGGATTCTGTTGTTTTCCATAGGCTTTTCCTTTCTGTTTTGGTCTTGAGACCGATGTAATATTATGAGGAGCATCAAGCCTCTCTCATATACTGTCATGGGAGAGGTCTTTTTGTGGGTATCCTCAAAAATATTTTTTTGCTTTTTTCAATGCACCTTCAAGCCTGTCATTTATGGAATCACGGCTTACCCCTATATATGAAGCAATCTCTTCCTGCGTCATACCATCCCTGAAGTACATAATAAAGGCTTCACGCTGCTTGTCCGTCATGTCTGCCAGCATCTCCTCGCGTGTCTCTCTGCGCTCCACGGCATCCTGCGGATTCTCGCCCATGCGTCCGTCATACCAGTTGAATGCCCTGCGATACGGATCTGCCAAAGCCTCCTCTGCATCACCGTCTTTATCGCCGTTATCGGCGCTGTCATAATCTGTAGTATCCTTGCGGCTGCCGGTGCGGTTCATGCTGTTTGCCTCCACACGATGGTCGCCGATCAGTGTTACTGCGATCACCCACGGCTGTGTTTCCAGAAATCCATCCGGCAGCTCATAGGTCTCTGTCAGCGTGTCTTTCTCGGAATCACGGAGCTTGCCGAAGTAATAGGTGAAGCTCTTGCAGTACGGCAGCCAGACAACAGTGCGCCCAGTGACATTCTGATAGATGGCGAAGCCGTTGCTGAAGAGAGTGCAGCCATTCATATCGGCTATCGGCGAACCGGCAGTCTCAAACAGTTCTCTCGGTGTCGGCATCTTGCCTGCCTTATCAGCGAGGTCAAGCATTGCAAGCAGTTCGCCGAGGGTGGTCTTATTGGTGATAGCGGCAGCATTCTGAACATTTGCGTTTTCCATAATCGTTCCTTTCTGCAAGGAACACACCAAGCGGCAGATGCCCATAACGCGACTGCTGTCCCAGAGAAAAAGGCACGCAGGGGACGATGTCCACACGAAATACACCTTGTCAGTCTATACAGACTCCAAATCGTGATGTTATTTCCGCTATGAGCATCTGTCCGCCAGTGCGCGCCCTGACTAACAAATGTAATGATCTAATTGCCATGCTCCGAATGCCGCGGCAAAAAAAATAGCCGGATGCATAGCACAGAGTAGACATATGACATCGGCTTCCGACCACAGGGTATACCTATGGCGTTCTGTTCTGATCTCATATGAACATCCTCTGCCGTATGCATCCGGCATTGTGGTGTTTCAGTCTTGGAAGGTGGTGCCTGTCCTTGACCGTGTCTATATCATAACATATCCGAATCTTCTTTTACATACATAAAAAATGGGGGCTGCTTTTTATGCACTGTGCTTATCTCAACTTTGATATATCATCTTCACTTGTTCATATCATCTAAATTAAATGGATATTCTATGAACATTCTGTCTCTAAACTATTTCAAAAACGCAAATCCCCCCCATTTTTTCTGGGGGCTTCATGAAAATATTTCAGGGCATAAAAAAAGGAGGCTCGAAAGCCTCCTGAAAATGCTGTTATTACATACTTATCTTAGCGTACCGCTTCTTTTCCTCGCAGTCTCTCGTCCACGGAGTAAAGCCTTCTGCCTTCAGCAGTTCGTTGATCTGAAACACATTAGGCTTCTCCATAAGCTCAAAAATCGTCACATACAACCTGTGGGCGGGATTGTTCATATCATAATCGACCTTTGCTTTCTGCATAAGGTCAATGCGGAACGACTCCTCAAGCTCCAAAGCTACACAGAATGCCAGTACCGTTTCGAGCTTCACTTTCTTACCGCTGCGCATCTTATTGACAGTGTTCACACCCATACCACTGCGGTCAGCAACCAGATCCGAGGTGAGCCCGCATCTCTCCATATGGAAACGCACTGCCTTGCCGAATTCGTTGACATCCAAAGGGACGGCAAGTTTATCGTTCTCCTCTGTGATCTCATACATTGCCATGCGGATCTTCTTTCGCTGTTCTTCGCTGAACGAACGGTTTTCGGCCGTGATCTCGGTCAGGTCATCCTTGTGTAGCTCGCCATAGGTATAGCTGTAGTCGAATTCTGCGTAGATACGCTTGAAATCCAGACAGCACTCTGCCATGTGGTGTCTAGCATACTCTGTCAAGCCCATAGCTAAGCCGTGTTCCTTGCGGATATACCTGTCGCTGTTGATCACAACATGACCGTCCAGATAGATGAACTTCTTGGAACGGACAAGCCCTGCGAAGGCCTCGCAGGATGCAAACACATCAGAGATTTGGCGGAATGACAGTGTATAGGTATAGTCCTGCGGGAATCTTAGCTCTACATCGTAGTCCTCAACATATCCTGTGGTGTTGTAGACATACACACCGCGCACCTCCGGCCAGCCAAGCTCAATGATACGCTTCTTCGCAGCATTGCGGGATACTCCGAACTTCCATTTCACAAGGTCGATCAGTTCTCTGTAATCGTTCCAGTCAGGCTCTCCGGGGAGTCGCTCGAAGAAGTTCAGGATGACCTCGGATGCCTGCTCCTCCGGCATCTGAATAAAGCGTGGGATGGCATTTGCCTGTGTTTCCATCCATTTCAGGCAGCTACGCTGCGTCTTGGAATAGAAGTAGTCATTGAACTCCGGCATCTTCCTGCCGACCATTTTCCGATAGTAGCTCTGCAGCTCATAGAAGAGGTTGTGAAGGTAAGCGTGAACGCACTCATGAATAATGGCGTTCTGCGCTTCATCCTCCTCCAATGACTCGTCCACAAGGATCGTAGGACTGTCGATCCGCATTTTGACAGCTTTGCATTCCTTATCATAGACGGTCGTATCCCGCTTGTCCAGGATCAGCTTGGACTTGACATTTCCGTTTTTTGACAGTCTGGCATACTTGATGTCAAGCCCCATAGCCTTTGCAATCGAAGCAGTATTGATGCGGCAGGGATAATTCGACTTATATGAATAGTAGCTGTTGAGGATATCCTGTGCAATGCTCTCAAATTCTTTCTTTGAAAGGATGGGAACCAGAAACTCATCTAAGGGATTGTTCAGCCGGATAAACTGACCATTGTAGAGCTCCGCACCGCACAGAAAGTCTGAACCGCCGTAAGAGCAGTAGAAGCCGTGCACGATATACTTCTGGCATTGCCGGCAGCCGTTCATCTCGAACACGACATCGCATATCACATACATATCAAAGGAATCGTGATCAATGCGGTCATATCTGCCTTCCTCGATGATGACAGTTTCGATCTCGGCATCCTGTGGAACGCCCCACGGCAGCGAAAGCCGACGATAGCAGTGCAGTTTTCGGATATACTGACCGTACTCCAGTGTGTAGTTCCATTTGAGAAAATCGGTGAAGGACACGATCTCCGGCAGTTCTCCGTGCCAGTCGGGGTTACGGATCACTCTGTACTGTCCCGGATGCAGCTTATCGGGAATGGTGAGAAACGGTCCTCTGTCAAGATATATAGTCATTTACGCCCTCCTGTTTCGCAACTTATGGTATTTCCAACATAGCTCCAGTCTCTTGTTCTGTATATCTATCGTGGCGAAGTGGGTTGATGGCGAAGTTGTCAGTACTCTGACCGGCAGCCTGTCCTGTCACACACCTTTAAACAGGATTTGCGGCTACACTGCCGCCGTTTGCGGACTTGGGTATCATTTTTTCCTAGGCGGAATACCAACAAAGCTATTATATCACACTCTCAAACGAAATGCAAGTGTATTTTTGTATTGACAAAACAGTGATTGTGTGATATAATGTAGTCAAAGATGCAATGCCTACGGCACTTTTTGAGCTTCTAACATTTTCATCGTTGAAAAGTCTTTGATAAACTTTGTAGGGTTGCACATATTTTGATGAGAATATTTGTTCGTTTTGAGAATTGACAATCTCAGTAATCTGTGAAGGGAGAGCTTTGTATGAAGCAGCGTAAGAAACCGAATATCTCGGTCTCACAGGGAGGCAAGGCGATCGCAGGAAAAAAGAGTAATATCTCTGATCCTGCCCACCGAAAGGACGCTCATGCAGTCGGCGGTCGCATCAAGTATTACAGAGAACACCTGAAATTAGATCAGAAAGTGATCGCGGAAAAGATCGGCGTGACCTCAAATGCTATCAGCAACTGGGAAAACGGAAGAACACGCCCGGATTTCAGCGTTGTTCCTAGGCTCTGCGAAGCCCTCGACATCACGCTGTATGAGCTGTATGGTATTGACAGCAAGCAAGATATCTATACTGATAAGGAAAAGTCTATGGTGGAGCGATACCGTGGACTGTCGCATCCGCATCAGCTTGCAATGGACAGCTTGCTATCCTCGCTCGAAGCGGCAGAGACTGTCGGCAGCTTCCCGGAGATCATCAAACTGACACTCTGCGACAAGGGGCTTGCGGCAGGCTTTGACGGCGGCGCAGAGTTTGATGACAACGGTACACCGATCTATCTGTATCCGAATACGAACACAGCAATACGGCAGGCAGACCTTGTGTTTCCTGTCAACGGCGACAGTATGGCGCCTGAGTATCATGACGGCGACCTTGTTCTTGTGGAGAAATATCCCGGCTGTCCGGAGCTGCAATATGGCGAGGTCGGTGCTTTCATGGTCGGAAACAGTACATACATAAAGATATATGAAGAGGAAGGTCTGGTATCGTTTAATGAAAATTACGATACTATGACATTCACAGAATATGACAATGTCACTTTGATTGGGCGCGTTCTCGGTATCCTTGAGCCTTCGTCTATTGCGAGTGAGAAGGATGCCGAGCGATACGAGGCTATGCATGAGGACGATGAGGAGTAAAGGAAATGGCAAAACTGATATTCCGATACGGTGCGATGGGCAGCTCCAAGACCGCCAATGCGCTGATGGTACGGTATAACTATGTCGAGAAGGGCAAGAAGGTCGTGCTGCTGAAGCCGAGATGCGAGGACAGGGACGGTGCGAAGATCATAAAATCCCGCATCGGTCTGGAAGAGCCGTGTGAGTTTGCGGAGGACTTTCTGGATCAGTACAGCGGTGAGCATTATGACTGTATTATTGTAGATGAGGTGCAGTTTCTCGCTCCGGAGGTCATCGACAGGCTAAGTGATCTGGTAGACGAGCGTAATATAACCGTCATCTGCTACGGTCTGCGGACGGACTTCCAAAGTCATCTGTTCCCCGGTGCAAAGCGGCTTATGGAACTCGCTGACGATATAGAGCAGATCAAAACAATTTGCTGGTGCGGCAAACGGGCACACTTCAATGCCCGGATACTGAACGGGCAGATGGTCATAGAGGGAGAGCAGGTGCAGCTCGGTGGCAACGAGAGCTACACGGCTCTTTGCCGGAAACATTACAAGGAGAGGCTTATATCCGATCCGAATGCCTGAAACAAACGAAAGGTCGGCGATATTCATGTGTACACGGTTTTATGTAGAGCCTGCATCCTATCAGAGTTTGATCGCACAGGCACAGAGGATACAGCTTGCCAACGACATCATGGTGAAGCTCGGCAAGCCGCTGACCATGTGCGGTGAAATGCGTCCGACCGATGTTGCTGCTGTTCTCGCTCCGAATAAGGACGGGAATGTATCTGTGTTCCCGATGCTGTGGGGATTCAGCCACGAGGCGACTGATGCGCCCGTAGTAAATTGTCGCTTGGAGACAGTAAGCCAAAAGGAAATGTGGAGGGACTCATGGTTCAGGCGGCGCTGCGTGATTCCTTGTAGCTGGTATTTTGAGTGGGAACACTTTAGAAGCCCGGATGGAAAGCGGTCGAAGGTCGGCGACAAGTATCTGATACAGCCGAAAGATAGCTATACGACTATGCTTGCCGGGCTGTATAGGATAGAGGAACGCAGAGGGCTGCAAGTTCCGGTGTTCTCGGTTCTTACGCGGGATGCGACTGAGGAATTGAGGGCAATCCATGACAGAATGCCGGTAATACTGCGGCGAGAGGATGTTGCGGCTTGGGTACGTCCGGATGGGAATCCGCAGGAGATAAGCCAGAGGGCTTTGACGGAGATGTGTTTTGAGAAAACTGGATAATATATCCTCTGCTGGAGAGCACGCAGTATGATATAGTGCATTCTCCGACAGAGGCTTTTTCTTGTATGCATCAAAAACTGTACTCTTGATTTGTTTATTTTACCTATTGACAAATCACGCTCTTCTTTGATATACTGGTGCAAAGCGAATCATTTTACAATTGTTTAGCATTATTCGCCAACTGGTCGTATAATATCAAAGGAGGACTTTACATGAACTTTATCAATTTTCCACTCGCTTATGATGACAGAATCACAAGCCAGGAGATACTGCGAACCCGCCGTGAAAAGCTGGGGCTGTCACAGCAGCAGGTTGCAAAAGCCGCCAGACTGCAACTTCGACAATATCAGCGTATTGAAAGCGGAGAACGGAACCTTGAAACGGCGACACTCAGAACGGCACTTGCAATATGCGCTGTTCTTAAATTAGACCCCTATACATTCTTTCCGGAGGGCGAAGTCGTGAACAAGTACATTGAAATCAGCAGCAAACAGTCTGCAACATCGGATATCGAGGAAACGCTTACTACTTTCCTTCAGCAAGCCTGTGAGCTGTATAACGACTATCTCGACACAAACTATTCCCTTGACAATATCAAGGTCGCTTTCTGCACGCTGGATAATATCGTTGAGGTTTACAATGAGTTCACTCAAAAATACGTGTTTTACTCCGAAAAACGCATCATGAGCGATTTTGAGTCTGTTCTTGCTGAGGCCTTCGTAGGTCAAACTGATATCGACGATCCTGCTCATGTTGACGGACTGATGATTCGTGTTGATCCGCCACAAGAACTGGCTGATCTGGACTATTACAAGATCATTCTCGTTCATGAACTTGCACATATCTTCTGTATTACACATGAAATCGAGACAGCAGGAAAAGCCGGGCAGCGCTTCTATGACCTTTACTGCGCCGGTACACCGGAAACGCCCTCTGAAGAATATAATGACGGCTGCATGAATGCCGGTTATGCGATCTGGCGTGAATTCATTGCTGAAATTGTTCAGGATCTCGTCTACCAGCAGCCGTCACTGCACTTGAACGAGATTTCAAAGGAGCTGCATTCTATTGCTAAGAAGGTTAAGGTCGGAAATCCTCTGTCTAAATCTCTGCTACACCGTTATCTATCTGCAATCATGAACTCACGGGAAGGCAGTGAGGCTGAGAAATGGGAGGATTTGGAGAAGAAACTGAACAAGATGAAGATGCCGTTTATGTCGATTATCCACCATGTATTTGATATGGTGCATGATGACTATTGTTACAAGGTAAACCCGGAGGATATAGAATCGCTCGGCACCCTGTATATGGCGGAGATGATAAAGAACACTCCACCAGAGGATCTTGCGAAGTTCGTTGAGTCTTATGGGTTGATGTGATAAGCCGCAGATCATATCATGCGATTATTATATAAAAATATGCTTGAAGTCCGTAAAATTGTACTCTGCACCAGTTGACAAAATTCGCCTACTGTGATATAATAGATTATGTATAAAAACACGATGGAGGTGAGCCTATGGCTGACATGAAAGTGCAGAAAATCAAATTGTTAAAAATTTGGGAGATACTGAACTGGAAGTCTGATGAGCAACACCCGCTCAGTACTCAGGATATTATTGTAGAACTGAGTAAGCTTGGCATCAAATGCGATAGGCGTACCATTTACGGAGACATAGATGCGATGCAGAGCAACGGATACTCCATCATGAACCGCCGTCGTGGGCATGACATGGTTTATTGGGTTCAGGAACGAAAATTTGATTTGCCTGAATTGAAAATAATCATGGACGCAATACAGAACTCAAAGTTCATACCCAAAGATAAAACAGAAGAGCTTCTAAATAAGATTGCCTCCCTCGGAGGAAGTGAATCAACGCACTTATTGAAGAGAAGCGCTGTCAGGTTTAATGTGGTAAAGCATTCAAATGCTGATATTTATAGAATCACAGAATGCCTTGAACGAGCTATTGAATGCGAGCATCGTGTAACATTTCGATATTTTGATTTGAATGCTTCAGGTGAGCGAGTTTATCGCCATGATAATCAGCTTTACAAAGAAGAACCGCTTGCCATGATTTGTGATGACGGCAATTATTATCTGATGTGTTATCATCCGGAGCCTGAGTACGAAAACAATGTAAAAGTGTTCAGGGTTGACCGGATAGCTGATATTTCTGAAACAGACGAGAGTGTGTCTAAGGATGCGAAGAAGGCATCAAAAGCCATAGCTAATTATCCAAAACAAGTCTTTAAAATGTACGGCGGTAAGATTCGGAAAGTTCGACTTTCCTTTGTTGAGAGTCTTATTGGTGTAATGTTTAATAAGTTTGGTGAGGAAATAAGCATCAAGAAGTCCGGTGCAAGGTTTACAGCCTCTGTGGAAGTACAGCTCAGCCCGACTTTTTGGGGATGGCTTTCGCAGTTTCCTAATCAGATGGAGATTGTATCTCCTGTTGATGTAAAGGAAGCTTATACAGCATGGATACGTTCAGCGATTGAAAGTGATGATATGATATGAAGAGGATACCATGGAGCTTGGAAGAAGCGATTATATTACACGATGCATATCTGAGAATAGCAACTAAGCAGACATCAAAAGTGAATGCAATCGCAGAAGTGTCTCAAAAGCTCCGAAAAATTGCTGAGAATACTGGGATGGAGATTGATGAGAAGTTCCGTAATACGAATGGAATTACAATGCAATTAAGTATAATGGAATATGTCGTGACTAATGGGCAGCGTGGACTTGGACACCCTCCAAAAGTCTTTATTCAAGCAGCAGAATTATATAATAATAATTATCAAACCTATACAAGTATTTTGTTAAGGGGATGTAATGTGAATAACAATAATATAGATAAAGTAAAGGCGGAGCATCTGATCAATTCCTTCGTTGGTTGGATGAAAGATAACGGACACGCAGAAGCTACCATAAGAGGATATATATCTTCAATCATCGGTGCGGAGAAGTATGCATCCGAACATTCGCTTGCATTCGATTCCATTATTACAGATGATTTGGACCTATGCACCCGATCTGTTGATGGTTTATTACATGATCCAAAGTTTATGAAATATAACGACGAGCAACATCATCGCTTTTCAGCTGCTATGAAAAAATTCCTTCTCTTTTTACAACAAACGGATGGTCACTACAAATCTGTAGGCGATGACACATTCGCTACAACAGATACACAATCACTGTCCAGTCGTGCAAAAGCTATGCCCAATAATGAGCAAGTGAGTATTTCAGAAGATGTGAAAACTAAGTATGAATATATACTTGAACAATACTTTTCTGAAGACGGCTACCAATTGGGCAGAGCGATTGTGAGAGCGAGATTTAAGCGGTATTATTCCGAGACCTATGGGATAAATGTACCAGATTTCGATGAAATGATCGATAATGTCATCTCAGCAATTGGATCGGTTCGAGATGGTAGAGTTTTTCCAAAACGGAGTGAAGATCAATACAGTATTATCGATCAGATCATCTCTGAAATGACAGAACTGTTTGATTCAGGAGTGACCGCTATATACGCGGAAGCAATCTATGATAAATACCGTCAGAAACTTGCTGATGACCTCCATTTGTATAATAGTGAGGCCTTAAGCGAACTGCTGCTTAGTAAGACAGTTGGGCAGTTCCAGCGCCATCGTAAATCTTACTTCACTCCCATAGGTGTTGCGGGCGATGCGGAATGCGATCTGCAAAGAATAGTGAGTGAATTCCATGTGCCAACCTCTAGAGAAGAAATACATAACAAGGCTTGGTTCATTCCATTTGATAAAATGAAGTATATGCTATCCCAGTATAAGGCGTTTATCAATATGAATGAGGGCAGATACTTATATGCGCCCAATTTGCCTGTAAGCGCAGAGGAATTGAAAGAGATTATTCATCTCATTTCGGCAGAACTTGAATACCGAACCTATATTACAGATGTTGAACTTCAAGCAATGATCGAAAAGAATCTGCCGGGGTTTGTTATAAATACAGAAGGTCTATATGAGAAGGGTGTCCGAGATTGCTTGGGATACCTTTTAAGGGATCATTTTTCATTCAACGGTCCAATCATAACCAAAGCTGGCACAGAACTGCGAATGGCGGATGTATTTACAGAATTTGCGAAGTTTCATGAAGAGTTAAGTCTATCCGAACTTGAGAGCTTTGCATCAGAAATGAACATTCCCATTTACTGGGAGTATGTCTTGAATGAGATGATTCGTGTTTCAGAAGATTGGATGATACGTAATGATTTTATCAACTTTGACATAGACGCCATAGATTCCCTGCTTGAAAGTATGTGTCCTGGAGATTATATTCCGCTTCAGGAGATACAGTTGTTCCTGAGTTTCCCGAACATAGGTTATATGTGGAACTCTTATCTGCTTGAGAGCTACCTCTATCAAGTAAGCAAAAAATTCCACCTGCTCCATGTTTCCTTTGGCAAAAAAGGAGCGTATGGCGCAATGGTTAAAAATACTGCGCCATATCAAGGATACAGAGAACTCGCCATCGAGGTTCTCTCAGAATCAAACGCAGTTAATAGTAAAGAAGCCGCACTGCAGTATCTTGTAGATCATGGTTATCAGGCAAGACGGCGGCTAGATGACATCGATGGAATTCTTAAAGCAGCAAAGTTGCTGAAAGAGCAAAAAGAAAACCAATAAGAAATGAGGTCCCCAGATGTACCAATATTTATGGGACGAGGAAACCGGCGGCCTTTTGCTGACAACCGAGATATCCAAGTTCAGCAAAGAACCAAGACCGGTGTATTATAGAGAACTGAATCTTTTGGGATTTGACCAGTATTGGGATTACCCTCAAGATGACAGTGCGCCCATCATGTGGGCAGAAGCAAACAATTATATTTATCGTGGACGTAAAATAGCTAGTTTAAAGGGCGGTGCATTACATACTGCACCTGAACTCATTATCTACGAAGAAAATCCAGAACCAAGTGGTGGAATGCTTAGATTTGTAGATATTGAGAAAATGCTTAATAAGAATTCAACCCTCATGGAAACCTTAGTACAGGAGACCATTCAAAAGGTTTATAATACATACAGGAAATATAAAAGTAAGGTTGATTTGTTTTATGTTGCCTTTAGTGGTGGCAAGGACAGTGTCGTAGCTTTGGATATCGTTCAAAAAGCATTACCTCACGATGACTTTATGGTTTTGTTTGGCGATACAAGAATGGAGTTCTCTCACACCTATGATGTGATAAGTAAAGTTGAAAAATGGTGCCGAGATAATGGGATAAGATTTGAAACTGCTCGTTCGCATTTTAGTCCGGATTATACATGGACTACGATTGGTCCCCCAGCGCAAAAAATGCGTTGGTGTTGCAGCGTCCATAAAACCACACCACAAATCCTGCTTTTGAGACAAATCATGAATAATCCACATTTCCGTGGAATGGCTATGATGGGTGTTCGCTCTGATGAAAGTGTAACCAGAAGTCGGTATGAAGAGATCAACTTTGGCACAAAGCATCAGGGACAATACGATTACTACCCGATATTCGAATGGGGCTCTGCCGAACTATTCATATATATATATCAAGAACATCTCGTTTTAAATGAAACATATAAACTTGGCAATAGTAGAGCGGGTTGCTTGGTATGTCCAATGGAGGCAGTCAAGAATTCATGGTTTAAGAACCAATGTTATGCAGGATCTTGTGATGATTGTCAAACCACTTCTTTCTATCACAATTTGATTATCGATCAAACTTTTGCGAGAGAATTACCTGAAGACAAGTTGAAAGAGTTTATGGAGATTGGCGTCTGGAAATCGAGGCATAATGGGGCGAAATTGGCCTCCCCACGCCACCTTTATCACGAGGAAAAGAAGAAGAACGAGCTGATTATCACAATTGTCAATGATAGTGAAGAGTGGAAGGAATGGTTTAAGACACTAGGAGATATAACTTACCTTCCTAATAATACAATCGAAGTTTTCTGCAATCAGATTCTTTATAGAATTGAGTATACAAAGGATATATCTGGTCAGCATTTTAGAATGACGGATTTAAAAAATACGCAAAAGGAAATCTACTTCATTTCGTGGCTTAAAGTAGTGCTAAGGAAATCAGCATATTGCATTAGATGCCAAATATGTGAAGCCAATTGTCCTCATGGATATATACACATGACAGATGATGCTTTCTTCATCGAGGATAAATGCGTTAAATGCAGAAAATGTTATGAAGTTAACACGGGGTGTGTCGTTGCGGCGTCACACAGAATGCCTAAGGAGGTCAATCAGATGAACGGAAGTATCGATCAGTATAAAAATATGGGTGTACGCTATCAGTGGGTTGTTGATTATTTAGAAAAAAAGAATGATTTCTGGGATAATAATAATCTTGGTAGTATGATGATTACCGCGCTAAAAACTTTTTTACGACATTCGGATATTGCGGATAAGGGTAAGAAGTATTCTATTACCACATTCGGAGAAAAAATATCCGAGATTGGTGTGGATACCGATATCGCATGGGCATTAATTCTCTGCAATGTCGTATATACAGAGCAGTTCAACTGGTGGGTAATGAACATTGATTTGCATAGAACCTATTCTAAGGTTGAATTAACTGAAATGTTAAAAGAGACCGCCCTTACAAGTAATGGAATTAAAAATGTACTGGACGGATTCAAGAATATCTTCTACACGAATGACATTCTTAGTCAACAGATTAAATTTGGTCAAGTGAATGTTGAAGAAAAGGGACGAAACATTTATCTTGTTGATGTTTGCCGTTCTTCATGGGACAAGGCTGATCCTCGTGTTATTCTTTATGCACTTTATAAGTTCGCCGAACACTGCGGTGATTACTATCAGTTCACACTGACCACGCTGATGGATGATAGCATCGAAAGAGATGGCATCAGCCCGACTCGTATTTTTGGCTTGGATCGTGACACAATGGAGCCGATGCTGAATGGCTTGTCGTCAAATTATCCCGATTTTATTTCCGCCAGCTTCTCGCTTGGACTGGATACGATCAATCTTCGTGAAGATAAAACATCTCAGGATGTGCTTGCGCTGTTCTGAGACAAGGAGTGACAAACATGGCTAATGATGAAAAACTGTATAGGGATTATTTTAACATCGATCCCAAATACTACGCATCTGTTACAGAAGACCTTATAAAAAAGCGTGCAGTGCGTTGGGATGGATTCTATCCCCATGATACATTTGTAAAACTGCTCAAAGCGGTGCATACAATGCTGTCCGGCAAGGACTCGAGATCTCTGTGGATCGAGGGTGCTTACGGAACAGGTAAGTCGCACGCAGCACTGGCGGTAAAGTCTATGCTCGAGGCGTCGGATGATGAAGTTAGAAACTACTTCACAGAATTCGGCCTTGCCAACGACCTCTGTGAGCAGATTCTTACTGATAAAAACGCAGGCAAGCTGATCACGGTTCACCGTATCGGCTCTGCCTCGATTCGTTCTGACCAGGATCTGATCCTTGCTATCCAGGACAGCATCACTGAAGCTCTCAGAAAACATGACATTGAGAATAAGGGCGAAACCTCCCTGCGTGATGCTGCTTTGTTGTGGCTTGAGAGCAAAGAGGCGAACCGTGAATACTTTGGAAAGCTGATTCAGGAAAGCGAATACGCATTTGACTTTGGCGGTGCAAGTGTTGATTCTGTTATCGATACTTTGAAAAATGGTGATCCGCAGGTCGTCGCTAAGCTTATGCGAAATATTCTCAAGGTTGCAGAAGCAAACGGCATCACTGCACTGCGCCTCGATGTACAGGCAATGTGCAAGTGGATTGAGAGCATTATCAAGGAAAACAACCTTTCTGGTATTCTTTTCGTGTGGGACGAGTTTACTGAGTATTTCCTCAACAATCCGAACTCTCTTACTGGTTTCCAGACCCTTACGGAGATCAGCCAATCCACACCCTTCTATTTCCTGATCGTTACACATGAAAGTGAGGCGCTGATTCAAGATAAGGATATGCGGCGCAAGATCCTTAACCGTTTTGTTGGAGATAAAGCGCTCCGCATCGAAATGCCTGAAAACATGGCGTTCCGTCTTATGGCACAGGCAATGAAGGAAACAGATGATGCTGTTCTCCGTCCGGAATGGGAAAGCTATAAGGATGATCTCAATTCGGAGCTTGCAAGTGTGCGTAATATCATCACCACCAGTGCCAAGAAGAACGCAACTATGGGACAGAAGACTGTTATTTCTGATGCAGAGCTTCAGGGAATCGTTCCGATTCACCCATATGCGGCTCTTTTGCTGAAGCATATGTCTGTGGCATTTAATTCCAATGCCCGTAGTATGTTCGATTTCATTATCAGCAATGATATGACTGACGCTAAGGGCTTCAAATGGTTCATTAATACATATGGTCCGCTGGACAAGATCAATCTTCTGACCATTGATATGCTTTGGGACTTCTTTGTTGGCAAAGATCAGAATGGCCTTAATGACGATGTTCGTATTATCCTTGATTCTTATCATCTCTTAAAGCAGGGCAGCCTGAACGCCGATCAGGAACGTGTATTTAAAACAATTATTCTCCTTGAGGCTATTTCTCAGAGAGTACATGATGTCGAACTCCTCCGTCCGAATGAGCAGAATATCGATCTCGCATTCAACGGAACTGGGTGGACAAAGGGTAAAGCTAAGAATATCGCTGTAGGCCTGTTCGAGCAGGGGCTCTTGTTTGAAAAGCCTGTTGGCAATGGTATGAAGGAATATACAGTCGCCAACAGTGGCAGCGACCGAGAGAAGATTGCAAAGCTAAAAACAGATATTCGTGCAAAAACAAGTACTCATGATTTGATTCTTTCCGGCAATCTTGTAGCTGCTGTACAGATTCCCAAGTCAGTACATCAGCGCTATATTACTGAAGGAACAGATCACACTCACTTCACGCAGACTGTCAGCAAAATGAGCGGTCAAACTCGTCACAACCGCTTTAAGGCACTCATCGTATTCAGTATGAACGATACAGAAGCAGCAAACAATCGCAGCCAAATTCTCAAGGTGATTACTCAGCCTAGTAACACACTCTTCTTTATCGAGTGCCTTACTCCAATGGGTGAAGATCTGCTCACACAATATGTTGACAATATGGCTCATAGCCAGAGTAATGCACAGAGCAACAAGGGGCAGGCTGCTGGATTTGAGAATGAAGCGAAGAAAGCTCTGCAAAGATGGCAGCAGAATATCATCAGTGGCGCTTTTATGCTCTATACACCAGATAATAAAAGCGGCATTCGATTTGCTAACCTTGCAGCACTTCAGGAAGAACTTATTAGAATCAACCATACTACATATCATTATGGTATTGAACAATTCTCTGTTAATGACACATTATTTGACAAAGGACCTGTCGGACAGGGCGCAGAATGCGGCATAACCGAAGAGTTGAAAGGGCAGTTCAAATCTGCAAATGCGAATACCAGTCTTTCTACTGCACTGAAAGATGTTTGGAAGATTCCACAGTATTGGGAGGATCCAACCAAAAAGAGCCTTCCGATTGTAAAGATCAAGCAGAAAGTAGAAGAAATCATTTTGGATGGTTTCAATAAACCAGCAGGACGTATCAGTGTTCTTTCAATTTTCGAGGCACTCGAAGATGCTCCCTTCGGTTTTATGCCTAGCAATTTGTCCGCGTTTATCATGGGATTTGTTCTTAAGGAGTATGCAAATTCTGACTATTTCTGGAGTAATGGTTCTACCAGTGAAGCGATGACCCCGACGAGAATGAAGGAAATGATCGCTGGTGCTATCAATCAGAAGTTTAGCCCGAGCCCGAAGTTCCGAGAAGAGTTTATAGTGGCAATGAGTCCGGAACAGCGTAGCTTCTTGAAGTGTACATCTGAGGCATTTCATATTCCGACTACACAGTGTGGTTCAGTTGAAAGCGCACGAGACCAAATCAGAATTAAGATGAAGGGACTTGTTTTCCCGATTTGGTGCTTGAAGTATATTTTAGACTCCGAAAATTTGAGCGCCCCCACTGATGTGATCATTAGTGCAATAGATGGCTATTGCGGTATCGCAAATACTGCCAATAGCACACAGGGAAGCGAAAGTGATCTTGCAGCGCGTATTGGTAAGGCCGCACTTGAATTCACCACACTCACATCTGATTTATCCATACTTCTTACAAATGATAACTGTCGAAAGGGAATGCTGGCATATATCGATCAGTACCAAGGTGGTAAGCTTAGTCAACTTGCTATGCAAATTGGTGATGGTGGTGCATACTTGGAGCAAGTGAAACAGAAGTTTAATTCTGATGCTGCTAATTGGGTATGGAGTTCAGCAACTGCCGATGAAAGAATCTCTGATGTTATCCTTGAATATCAAATTATTGTAGAGAGTAATAAGAGTCTGCCAAAATGCACGTCTTTGAAGGATGTTGTGATTGAGTGGAATAAAAAATCCAATAATATTAAAATACCCTTCGACGTGCTAAAAAAACATGTTGGAGACTTGTCGACATTCCTAGAGCAGCTTTATTTTATGAAGCAAAGCGGAGAGATTTCTGAACAAAAGAAGCAGGCATTCTATAATGCACTTCTAACTCTTAGAGAAGGCTTTGATCGTTTTTATAAAGACCAGCTGCTTTACTTCAAGCAGTCTATGTCGATATTCATCGAAGAACTCGATGACGATGATCTGCCTGATTTCTTTGCAACTATTCCAACCGGTCAGTTTACAAAGGGTGCACAGGAGTATTATCAATACATCGAAAACCAAGTCGGCGAATTCAATAAGAGTATTCGTAGAACTCAACTCCGTAATTTGTGGATGGAAAAAACAGGTACGAAGGATCCAGCAGATTGGTCTGTGAGATATGAAACCCCCATCCTTTGCATGTTTGATGATTCTGCACGTGATGAAGCGAGAGAAATGTTTGCTGTGATTCTGTCGAAAAATGCTGCTGATTCTGACATTTCAAAGGCAATTACATATCTCCAGAATGCCGATTTCTATGACAGATTAAGTGATGCCGCTGAAAGAGATCGTTGCTTTAAAGAACGAATCATTGATGAGTATTCTGTCCTACTGACCGACGTAAACCATGTTCGTAAAACCCTGCTCGATACTGTTCCTGTCGAGGTTTATAAATGGATGGATAATCTAACAACAATTCGTACACGCCTGAAAACAATGGCAGATAAGCAGTACAAACTTAATGGATGCGAGCGAGCACTGGCGGTGATTGAAAAGATGGATGCCCCAGATCTTCGCCGTTATTTAAGTGACATGATTACCGAGAATCTTGCTTTTGGCATGGAGATTCTCAGAAACGAGTAAGGAGGCGCATTATGCAGTGTACTGATATAAATGACTGCTTGAAGCAAATCCAAGATTACTATACTGGTGAGAAAACAGGACACTTTCTCCTTGTGAACACGGAAAACTATGATGTTTACCAAGGAATTCTTCAGCGTCTTCAGACTGACAAACAAAAGCATTGTTTTTTCGTATCTAACAATCTATACCCAAATGGACTGCCTAATATAGAACCTGTGATTGTAAAAGCCGCGAGTGATGAATGCTCGGTCGTTATCGGATTGTCTCCGGCCTGTATGATTCAAAGTGAGAATACATTGGATGCCAAATTAGACGAATTATTGGGAACTTCTATTTCCGGATACAGTGTCATTCTGCTTGATCACTGTGATAAATATCTCCGCCGATATTTATGGAGAGACAAACGGATAGATCGAAGAGTTCTCTTTGTAGAGGGTGTTTCCTCCTCTCTGCCTTCGATTCAGTTGCTGCCAACAAATCAGAACCCAATAGGGAAAAAGCCCCTCGATGGTATTGGTGGGCTTTTAAGAAAGCTAGAAAATTTCTCGGAGTCCGAGCTAAAAAGCGACCCAGTTCTTCTTGTTTCCACTTCATTACAGCCTGCAAGCTTCACAAAGGCGGTTTACTCAGTATCTGCTGCCTCAAACACCTACGTAATGCTTTGTAAAAAGTATCACGATATTTCAAATGCCACTGAAGAAAAGTATGGTACTGATAAGGAGTGGGAGTATCTAGCTGGTAAATTAAGTGAACACTCTAGCTTTTCCGAATTGATCTGTGCCGAGTTTGGGGCAATCACAAATCTCTCTGCACATATAGAAGATGTATGGGAAAGTCAGGATACACTAGTCCAATGGCTTCTTTGGCTTGCACTCAAGGTGTTTGGGGAAAAGAGCAATAGCTATTTGACTTTTCTGCTTAATAAAGATGGTACTGCTGCTTCATTTGTTGAGCAGATCTATCTTTCGTTGGCGGACGTAAAGCATACTCAAAATGATTTCGATAAAATGTATCAGGAACGCAAACGGCTGATAGATAAGATTCCCGAGCAACTGCCGCTCATAACACAATATTGCGAGCGTATAGGTATCCATCAGAAAGATGCGGTATACTACCTAACCGACAGTACCGATATAGAACGCTATGAATTCATGCGACTCCTTAGCGAAAGTGATTTCTCAGAGGAAGAACTTCTGTCTATCGTTTCTAGGTTTTCTGCGGATCTTGCTCTTTATCTGAGACCGTTTGCTTTTGATACGTCAAACACAAAACTTTCAGAAGCGGACAGCGATTTGAGAGCGAAACTTACAGATTACTTCAAAGAGTACAAGATTCAGAAGCTTACAAACAGAATACATCCTGGTTTCTTGTCTGCTGTTAATACTTATGCCATCAGCCGACCTTATAACAAGCTTCAGCCACGTAGCAGTATTATTTCACATATGAATCGAGAGAGTATGGAGCTGTTCTTCTTTGATGCTCTTGGCGTTGAATATCTGGCGTACATTATTTCAAAATGTGAGATGTATGGAATTATGACAGAATTAGCAATCGGGCATTGTGAGCTTCCTTCTATTACCGTTAAAAATAAGGAGTTTGATCAGTTCTTCTCCGATTCGATTTATCATAAAATCGATGAATTGGATGAAATGAAGCATCACAGTCAGGTGTTTAATTACGAAAAATGCCCCTATCCTACGCATCTCTTTCAAGAGCTTGAAGTGATCGACTCTGAACTCAGAAGGATTCACTCTTTGCTTATCCAAGGGACACTGAAAAAAGCCCTTGTAGTTGCTGATCACGGTGCGAGTCGACTTGCTGTATTGTATGGGCATGAGAATGAACCACCTATCCCGTTATCCGAACCTGGGGAACACAGTGGTCGATGCTGTCAAATCGCTGATAACCCGAATCTGGAAAATGCTGCATATGAAGATGGTTTTGCAGTTCTGGCAAACTATGATCGTTTTAAAGGCGGCAGACGCGCCAATGTAGAAGTTCACGGCGGTGCTACTTTGGAAGAAGTATTGGTTCCAGTTATGGTACTATCAAAGAAACCAGATAAAATCAATATCTGCTTTGTTGATTCTGTAATCATACTAATTCCAAGAGAGATTCCTAAGCTCACTATTTATTCAAATATTCCTTTAAGCAATCCGAGATTGCGTGTAAATGGTGAGTTCATAGATGGAACACTTGTCGGCGATAAAAAACACGCTGTATTTGAACTACCTAAAATCAAAAGAAAGGGCGAATATACTGCCGAAGTGTTTGATGGGCAAAAAAATATGGCTGTTACTCTTACATTTTCTGCTCGTAAAAACACGCATGAGAACAATTTGCTGTAAGAAAGGAGAGCCTGCATGAGTGAGGTACAAAGCGAAGAATTCGTAGAGCGACTGAAAGATAGCTTTGATGAAATGGTCGTATATAAGGATCTGAAGAAGAGCAATTTTATTGCAGCATTTAAGTTGCCGTCGTTCATGCGAGACTGGGTTCTTAAGAGATTTCAGGATGATGATGGTGCAATCGATATTGATGGTGCAACAGAATTCATCCGGACTTTTATTCCTAAAAAAGAAGATTGGAAAGCAATCAAAAATAGAGTTGTGAGCTATCAGGAGCAGGTCAAATTCCTTGCTAAAATCTCAATAGATATTGACATTAAGACGCAAGCCCTGACTTTTGCATTACCAGATTTTGGACTAACGTTTCGAGACACAGTTATTCCAAGAGATGTATGGGACAGCTGCAATGCATCGCTGCTAAAAGCTGAAGAAAACTGGGGCATCGTTGAATTGGGATATCAGTATCCTGAAAACGATAAAATGCCTGGAAAAATCAAGCTGGTAAGCTTTCAAGATTTCTGTCCGTACAGTATTGATCTGGATGATTTCAAGTATGCACGAGAGTCCTTTTCCCTTGATGAATGGATTGATATCATTCTTGGGGCAATTGATTATAATGCAGCTGGGTATGAATCAAAAAAGCAGAAGCTCGCTATGATAACAAGACTGCTCCCATTTGTGGAGAAACGTCTCAACATGATTGAATTAGCCCCGAAAGGTACTGGTAAGTCCTACTTGTTTGGTTCAGTCAGTCGTTTTGGATGGCTCTCCTCTGGTGGTACAATGTCAAGAGCAAGGATGTTTTATGATGTAGCCCGCAGGACTGAAGGACTTGTCTTTGGACACGATTATGTTGCACTTGACGAAGTACAAACAATCAATTTTACTGATGTGGACGAAATGAGAGGCGCCTTAAAGGGATACATGGAAAACGGTAAATATACCGTTGGTAACCATGAGGGCGCAGCGGATTCAGGAATTATCCTTCTTGGTAATATTCCCGCCAGCAATATGAATGAGTATATCAACATGTTCAGTGAACTGCCAAAAGTCTTTCATGAAAGCGCTTTGATCGATAGATTTCATGGATTTCTCAAAGGCTGGGATCTTCCTAGAATGAATGACGACCTTAAAATATGCGGATGGGCTTTAAATTCGGAGTATTTTTCTACCATCATGCATGAACTGCGCGATGACCCAACATATAGGGCTATTGTTGATTCGTGGGTCGATGTTCCAGATAAATCAGACACTAGAGATACTGAAGCAATCAAGAGACTTTGTACAGCCTATCTTAAATTGCTATTCCCACAAGTGCAGCGCCCCGGAGATATCCCATCTCGAGATTTCAAAACATATTGCTTGGAGCCTGCTATAGAAATGCGTTCGATTATCAAACTACAACTAGGCATTCTTGATCCGGATGAATTCAGGGGAAAAGATGTGCCCACACTAACAATAAAGGATATAGAAGAATGAAAACAACACAGTGTGTTTCCTGCTGCAAACAGCCTTTATCGAAGGATGAATATGGGATTTGTATGAAACTCTTAGGCGAGGATACAGAAGCGTTTTATTGCCTCAGCTGTTTAGCAGATTACCTTGACGTAACAGAGCAGGACATATTAGATAAAATTGAAGAATTCAAAGAGGAAGGCTGTAAGCTATTTTCGTAGGAGATAGTGATGAAACAATACATATATGCAGATAATGCAGCAACCACACAGTTAGACCCCCAAGCATTTGAAGCAATGATTCCGTGGCTGAGAGATGAGTATGGCAATGCCTCTCAGCCTTATTCTTTTTCAAGAAAGCCGAAAAAGGCAATCGCTGAAGCAAGAGCTGTCATTGCAGAATGCATCAATGCAGACCCCGAGGAGATCTATTTTACTTCAGGAGGTACTGAAAGCGATAACTGGGCTATCAAAGGCTCTGCGTTTTCAGATTCCGGTCATCATGCGACAATCACCTCTCAAATCGAACACCATGCCGTGTTGCATTCATGTGAAGCAACTGAACGCATCGGCTATCCCGTTGCATATTTGCCGGCAGACGAAGAAGGACGGATTCTTCCAGAAACACTCGACAGATACATTTCTGATCGGACACGGTTGGTATCCGTGATTACTGCGAATAACGAAATAGGGACGATTCAGGATATTGCTGGATTAGCTGATATTTCACATGCACACGGAGCGATGTTCCATACCGATGCAGTACAAGCCGTAGGTCATATACCGATAGATGTGAAAGCATTGGATGTTGATATGCTTTCGGCTTCAGCGCACAAATTTAATGGTCCCAGAGGAATCGGTTTTCTGTATATCAGAAAAGGTATAAAAGTCTGCCCGTTCATGGACGGTGGTGGACAGGAAAACAAGAACCGAGCAGGTACAGAAAATACTGCCGCTATCGTCGGGATGTCTATTGCGTTGATGAATAACACCCAAGACATGAGGTGCACTTCTGACAGCATTCGATCATTAGAGAATCTATTGATCACAAAGCTTATTGAAGAAGGACTAGTTTTCAGGCGAAATGGAGCAAACACGCTTCCAGGTTTGATCAGCCTTTCTTTTCAAAACAGCAATGGTGAGATGCTGTTGCATCGAATGGATCTGAAAGGCATATGTGTTTCAACAGGTTCAGCCTGCAATGGAAGCAGCGATAAAATATCTCATGTCCTTCAAGCAATTCATCTTCCTGATGAGTATGCCAAAGGTACAATACGCATCTCGTTAGGAAAGCACAATACTGAAAGTGAAATCCTCAAAATTACTGAATCCCTGAAACAAATACTAATGCCAAAATAAGGAGGCGGAAAATGATCACCATTAAGCAGATCAGTATCACAGATTTATCTACTGATGCCATTGTTAATGCCGCAAATGAGCATCTTCAAGCTGGCGGAGGCGTGTGCGGTGCAATCTTCAGCGCGGCTGGCTATGATAAACTTCAAGCAGCTTGTGATGTATTCAAGCACTGCGATACAGGTTCCGCTGTCATTACTAGCGGCTTTTGCCTAAAGGCAAAATATGTCATCCACGCTGTCGGTCCGATCTGGCGAGGTGGTCAGAACGGAGAGCCACAAGCACTGTACAATGCCTATAAACGTTCTCTGGAGCTTGCTGCTGAGAATGGGTGCCGTTCTATCGGATTCCCATTAATCTCTGCCGGTATCTACGGCTATCCGCTTGAGGACGCGTGGAGACAGGTGATTCAGGCTTGTCAGGATTATGAAAATAACGCTGAACACAGCATATAAATCGTTTTTGCAGTTTTAGATAAACGAATCATTGACACAGGTCTTGAGATTTTGAACGAAAAGGGGCCTCCTCTTTGGCGACCAAACCACAGCAAGGAAGGTGCTATTGACAGATGATCCTTCTGAACAACAAAAGCTCGGCAAGCTCTGCACTGGTTATATCAACGGAATCTGGGCGGGTGCAAGACAGGCAATTGCGATGCGCGGTCTGCTTGCAAAATTCAGCCAGAACGCTGATTTGAGGAGCAACTTCTCAATACAAAGGATGCATACCTTGTGGAATGCGCCCATAGTGATAAGAACTGGGCTTGCGGTATCAGGTTAAACGAATCAGAACGCTTTGACACATCTAAATGGGTAGGTCAAAATATTCTTGGTTTTGCGCTAATGGAAGTCCGCAAATTAATCCAATAAAATAGCAAATTGATATTATAGCGTAACCGCCAACCACACCCTAACGTTGATTCGGCACTAAAAAAGCGATAAAATAGTTCCAAAGGGATTTACCCCGAAAGGAGCTGAGAATATGCCAACGATCAGAGAAGTAAAAACCGAGCTTCGTCACAGGGAGTGGGCAGAGCAGATACAGGAATGCCAAAGCAGCGGTATGACCGTAACAGCGTGGTGCAAGGAAAAGGGGATCAGTCAGCACACATACTACTCACGCCTGAATGTGGTGAGAAAAGAACTGCTGAAACGAGCTGAATTGCCCTTGCAGCAGATCGTACCGCTGAGTGTCTCTCAAAGCGTCACCTGCACGACAGCTGCGGTGCAGACACAATGTGTTGCGGACAGCGCTGGACCTGGGAAACCTGAACCGGCTGTCCCACAAAAGATGATCGTCCGTAAAGATGGGATCGAGGTCGAAATGTCGCCAGATATATCTGAGGAGCTTCTCCTTACGCTGCTGAGAGGTCTGAAAGAATGCTGAAAGACTTAACTGCTGACAATATCTACATCGTCTGCGGACATACGGATATGCGTAAGTCCATTGACGGACTTGCGGCACTTGTACAGCAGCAGTTTCAGCTTGACCTGTTCGCAAGCAGTGCGTTTCTGTTCTGCGGCAGGCGCAGAGATCGTATGAAGGTGCTTTTATGGGAAGATGACGGCTTTCTGCTGCTGTATAAACGTCTTGAAGACGGGAAATTCTCCTGGCCGCGCAATGAACAGGAGGTCAGGAATATTACCCGTGAACAATTCATCTG